CTTATCAAGTTCAGGCTATCCATTTTCCGCAAGTTGCACAATACATCTTGAATTTTCTCAGAATGGAAATGATATAATCAAGAGATATTCGGAGCAAGTTTCTTCATGGACTGAAGATGGAAGGGTGACCTCATCAAAGCCAATAGCCAAATATTTCAGAGTTAGATTTCAAAATCAATCAGTTGAAGCTATAAATCCGACTATACAGACGGTATTTACTAACAGTCCGAAGCAATTGAGATCCGATCCAGATGAGGGTATAAACCCGAACGATGACATTGTTGTGACCAAAGCCTTTTTGGCCATGACAGAACAAAATGGAGATATATCATATCCATCTTCTAAGGTCGGAAACCTCAAGATAGATTTGGCAGCACCTCTCTCTGGCTTTGGTGAGCTTATGTCTATAAGTCCAACGCCAGTATCTCAGTTTAACTTTGTTTACGGCATCAACGATTTTGTGATGTATACCGAAACTTATAATACTCCAGCAATTGATTCGGTTTTAACTGAAGCCAGAGTTAGATCTGGAGTAAATCCAGATTCATCCTCAATATTAAGAACAATAATACCACTTCATTATAGACCTGGGCAGGCTAGCGAAGCTCGATTTACAGCAAGATTCACCAATAGTGCTGCAAACAGCAGTTCTATGGCTGGAGTTGGAAATCCAGAGTGTGGATATTATTTTGGATATAATGAAACTCAATTTGGAATTTTTCATCTTAACGGCGGAAGACAAGAGATCCAAAGGTTGGTGGTTAACTCGCAGGCTAGCGGAAGCGGGAACATAACAATAACGCTTGATGGCGAAGCCTCTGGAAACATCGCAATAGCGGATGGTGATTCAGTATCTGTAGTTGCCGCCAAGATAGCTCAGGCGGATTTTTCTAGCGTTGGATACGGATGGGATGCTTATGCTCTCGGAGCCGTAGTTTATTTTACATCTAGGACGGCCAGAGATGCAGTGGGATCTTTCTCTGTCAACGCCGGTGCAACTGGAGTTACTGGTGTTTTTACCGAGATTACCTCCGGAGTGACTCCAGATCAAACGTTTATTTCTCAGTCAAATTGGAATATCGATGTTATGAACGGTTCTGGTTCATCCGGAATGACATTGGCTCCACAGAACGGTAATGTCTATAGCATTATAGCTCAATATCTTGGTTATGGTGCAATATTCTTCGCAATTGAGGATTCTAGCTCTGGAAGATTTTACCCTGTTCATGTCATAAGATATGCCAATTCAAATCAAGTCACCAATCTTAATAACCCATCTCTCTATATTTCATGGAGAGTCAGAAACTTTGGGAATGACGCAACAAATATAGATCTTCGTGGCGCTTCGGGAGCTTCTTTTGTTCATGGAATTTCGTCGAGGTCTGCCCTCAGATTTTCAACAGTCCAGTCCAAATCAAACGTAACTACTGCAAAGCCAATATTTACAATTAGAGCCGGAAAGGTTCTAAATGACAAGGTTGCTCACAGTCAATTGCAGTTGGAGTATATTTCTGCTGCCGTAACTACAGGAACGAAACCAGTAAGAATATACGTCTATAAGGGTGGAACTTTAGGCACAGACTCTTCTTTCTCAGCATATGACAACACAATCTCTCTTGCGGAAATTGACAGCTCTGCAACAACCTATACCTCAGGAGTATTGTTACATTCTTTTATAGTACCTAGAGATGGCTCGATAGTAACATCGCTCAGAGATCTTAATATAAACTGCGAATCAGGAGAGATAATAACATTTGTTGCGCAAACTTCCGTTGGTGCAGATGTATTTATTTCCTTAACATGGTCAGAATTGCAATAATATAAAGTAATATATTAACATCGTGGATAAACTAAAGCTATATCTGTGCTGCAACGGAAATGCAGACAAATCTGGCTTTATCTATTGCAACTCATGCGCTAATGTTATCTTAGATTTTGCTAAGATAAGGGCCAATGAGGTTGATGTAGATAAGCTTATAGATTTTTTAGATAAGGCCGCAGGTCTTTTTGATTCGCCAGTAATTAACCACAACAAGGCTTTCAATGTCATCAATTTAATCCAAAAAGATTTTCATCTTTTTTCGGAAGACCAGGTTAATAAAATTCAATATTTTTTTAAATTACATAAGGATTGCGGAGTCTTTCTGCAACTTATACCGGAGGTATAATGAACGACGATGTAGAAATTCCCTCAGGCTCCTCTTTCTTGGAGTCAAAAAAACAAGAAGCAAGGTCTAGATTCACTTCGGCTTTAGAAGATTTTAAAAAAATCCTATCCGATAAGACACACCCCGATAATCAGACGACGGCCTATCACAATAACGTAAAGTCAATTCTATCCAGAATGCTTTCTTTTGCGGACTCCCTAGATAAAGTTTATCCAGGAGAGGGGTTATTCGGACTTATCGTTATGAACTTTAGAACCTCCCTGAAGTTAAAGGATGAATTCATCAAGCTGGAAGTTAAGGTTAGAGAGTTAGAGCTAGAGGTGAAAAAGTTAAAAACCCAGAAAAAGTAATGGAGTGACATTTGAATATCGATGAACAAGCTGAATTCAATAGTTTTATCGACTCCTTAAAAATCAATCCAGAAAGAGTAGACTTTTCAGAATCAGGTTCCTTAGATATTGTCTCTATTTACCCAAGAGTAGATTCAAAAATATCTAGGCTGGAAAAGAATCTTAAGCAGATAGGTCTTATGCTTAAGGCGAAAACCGAGCCACTAGGACATTATGATTACGAGTCAGGTTGCTTTAAAATCACCTTTAGAAAAAGAGAGCTTGAGTCAAGGAATTTTGAGGACTTTGAGCAAAAGCATTCTGGAGAAATTCCAATACTGCTTGGTCTAAACGCAGACGGAAATATACTTCAGCCTGATCTTTCCACCATACCAAACCTCATAATCGGTGGAGTTCCAGGCTCTGGAAAAAGTATGTTGCTGCACTCAATAGTAATTTCTATGATGAAGTCTAACACAAACATTCATCTCTGCGATCCCAAGCTTGTGGAATTTTCTAAATATTCGGGCGTCAAAAATGTAATGACGATCTCTCTGAATAATCACGAGCTAGGGCTAGTCTTAAGTCATTTGACGAAGATTATGAACACCCGATTTGAGAAATATAAAAACTCAGGCTGTTCGAACATCAAAGAGTATCGAGCACGCAAAGATCCTTCTGAAAAATACGAATGTCTCATCGTTGATGAATGGGCTGACATAGTTCTTTCCAATCCCGGTATTGCAGACCAGGTTGTAAGCCTAGCTCAAAAGGGGAGAGCGGCCGGAATATCCCTAATCTTGGCAACTCAAAGGCCGTCATCTAAAGTCTTTCCCGGACTAATTAAAGCTTCTTTTTCAGGAAAAATTGCGCTAAGAACGTCAAACTCCATGGAAAGCAGGATTATTATAGATAAGGCTGGCGCAGAGAATCTTTCGGAGATTGGCTCTGCAATTTTTTCAAGCCCAAATCATCCTCAGGATATTATTTTTCGAAGTCCTCGACTTGATGATATTTCCGGTACTATTAATAAACATAAGCCTTCCAGCTTTTTTGATATATTCGGACTATCGAGATGGAAAATTTGAAGGCATCTAAAAATGACGTCATAAAGCAGGTTATGATAGCTGATATAGCTCGTAACTTTTCCATTGGATTGGAGAGAACTGCCGCCGGTAATTTTGATCTTAGGTGTAGATGCCCCTCCGTAAATCATAAGCACGGAAGAGAAAGAACATCGTCTCTTTATATCAACTCGAAGGATAATAACTTTTTTTGCTATGGGTGTAATGCAGGAAGTTCTGTTATAGATTTCTATATGCTTTGCGCTCAAAAGGAATTTCTAGAAGCCCTAAATGATCTAAAGCTTCTTGTTAAGTTTCCTGGTAAATATTCTGATGTTGTTGAGAAGAAAAGGGAGTGCTTTCCGCTTTTGGTGCAAAACTCCGAAGTAATTAGAGAATTTCTGATTAACAACCCACAGACTCTCGAAGATACCAACGGCTTTTTGCAAAAGCTAGATGAAGTAATTTTCGAAAAAAAGAAAGATGATGCGAAATACCTAACATCCTTAAATGAAAAGATGAAGAAAAAATTTGGTGCAAGATGAGGGCTGTAATTTGTGGAGACACCCATATTGGGGCCATATTTGGTTTAGGCAAGAACAATGGAAATGGTGGAAATACAAGAATTGATGACTATGAACGTTCACTAAACTATATCGTTGATTATGCCATCAAGACGGAGGCAGATATCTTCATTCAGACTGGAGATCTTTTTGAAGTTAGGAATCCAACTCCAGAGCAGATCGAAATAGCTGATCGTGCGATAAAAAAACTGTCTGATAACCACATTTTCACTATAATAATAATGGGAAATCATGATTATAAAAAGACAGGAGAAACCTTTACCAGCTCAATATCTTCACTTCCTGCGAAGAATTATTCCAATGTAAGGCTGCTTTTGGAGCCAGAGAATATCGTTTATACAAACAAGAATGGCAATAAAGCAAATCTTTTCATGATCCCATATCGTGACAAGAGAATGTATGCGGGCTCAAATCAAAAAGAATATGTTGAAAGCTTCAATACCCATATTTCATCTTTGTTTTCCGATGTGGATCTGAAGCTTCCAACGCTAACTGTTGGACATAATTTCTTTTTTAAGGGAAATTATTTTGATTTTGGTGGCGGAGAAGTTTTGCTTTATCCCGAATCAGTAAAGAGATCTGATCTTGTTGTTATGGGTCATCTCCATGAGTTCTCTCTCGTCAGAAAGAAAGAACCAGTCTCTTATTATGTAGGCTCACTTGAGAAGACAAACTTTGGCGATTCTAAGACGGATAAATACTTTATAGATTTCAATTTCTTAACAAAAGAAGTTAAGACAATAAAAAATCCAGTTCGAGAAATCGAAGACATTGAGATAGATCTCAAGTCTGCAACAACGTCGAATTATCTTGAGTCCGTAAAAGACTTTTTGAAGAATAAAGACCTTTCAGATAAAATTATAAAAATTAAGCTTCTAATTAAAGAAAACTTATCTGGGGTCATCAACAAAAATGAAATAGAGAAATTCTGTTATGGAAGAGGTTGCTTTTTATTAACGAAGATTCTAATTGATATATCGCAAACCAAATCTGAGAAAAATCAAGATATACTAAATCATAAAAATGATTATGATATTTTTAAGGCTTATGCAGAAATGCAAGACCTTTCCCCAGAAATGATGAAACTTCTGCTGGAAGAATCTAAAAGGATTATAGGATAATGCAACCAGTATCTTTAATTTTGGAGAATTTCTTTTCTCACAGATCTTCCGAAATCGAATTTAAAGATTTCAATTCCGCACTACTTTTGGGTAGCACTGATGGCGATTATTCAAAGTCAAATGGCTCCGGAAAGTCTGCAATTTTCGAATCAATCCTCTGGTGCCTTTTTAATAAGTCAAGAGCATCAATGATGGATGATGTTATTCATTGGGGCGAAAACAGATGCTCCGTCACCTTCGATTTCATCCATGACTCACATACATATAGGGTGAAGCGGACGAGACTTCGTTCCACGTCTACATCTACTGTTGACTTTTTAGTTTTAGATGAGAATGGCAAATGGATAAGCCTTTCTGGTTCGACTTCTGGCGATACCAACGATAAGATTTGTTCCACAATTAAGCTTGATTATAAGACGTTTGTCAACTCAGCTTATTTTCGGCAAAATGATATTTCTGAATTTGCAACATCAGAAGCATCTAGAAAAAAAGAGATTCTGAAAAGTATCGTAGATATTTCTAAGTGGGATACCTACGAGAAGGAGTCTAAGAAAAAGTTAAAAGAAGCTCAGAATGATTTGATTGTAACTCAAACAAAGATTGATACTCTGAACGAAGAAATTAAAGTCCTTTCTCCATTTCAATCTCAAATGGATAACTTGGGAAAGCTTATTGAGGAAAAAAATTCCGAATTGGCTTCCTTGCAATCAGAGGTCGAAGCTCTATCCGAAAGATATCTCAAGGAGAAGAGTCTTATCGATACCGACAGTTGGGACAGAATAACTGCGGAAACCGCTTCGCTCAAAACATCCGGGAAAGACCTTAAGGTTAAATATGAGAGATATGTCTCTCAGTTAGAGGAAAAAACAAACTATAAAAACAAGGTAGAATCTGAAATATCAGAGATTGAAAAGCAAATATCTCTAATTAATATAGATCCAGATCTTGACTCTAAAGTTGAAAAGACTAAGGCAGAGACTTACGAATATAACTCCATCATAAAGTCTTCCAAAGAAAAGCTGAAAGAGCTGGAGAAAATCTCAATAAAAGAAGAGGAGTGCTACACCTGCCATCAGAAAGTATCTCCTGAAGATTTCGCAAAGATTAAATCGGAGCATGATCAAAAGGTTCAATTCCTAAAGGATAAAAAAGAAAACGCCGAAACAAGAGTACAATACCTCGACAAGACTTCTGAGGATCTTCTCAAGCAGCAGAAGGACAAGAAGAGAGTTGATGAGTACAACGCAAAGTTACCAATTCTCTCTTTTAAGCTTACCTCTCTTAACTCAGACATAGAACAAATTCAAAAAGAAAAGGACGAGATGTATGGCACACTCGTTGGAATTAAGAACAAAATTATAGATAATGATGCTATTCTTGATTCTCTAAAAAACGAAAACTTCCAGAATCTTAATTCAAAGCTGAAAAAGAGAAAAGAAGATCTTTCCACTTTGTCATCTCTCATCTTGAGTTCTAGCGTTGAGCTAGGAACACTAAAAGAGAAAACTTCGACACTTAGCTTGAAGAAGGATTCTCTAAACTCTGAGATGAAAAATCTCTCAAGGAAACAAGATCGGGTCGCAGTTTTTGAGAAGATGACAAAGATGTTTGGTAAAAATGGAATTCAAACAATTCTTCTTGATGTTGTTATATCCGATTTAGAAAAGAAGTCCAATGAAATTCTTCAATCTATTTCTAGCGACTCCTTCGTAATTTGCCTTGAAACTCAAAGATCAGGATCTGATGGGGTCTCTATCGTAGAAACTCTCGATTTAAATGTAAAGAAAGATGGTTCACTTTGTAATTTTTATTCTCTTAGTGGTGGTGAGCAATTCAGGATTGCTCTGGCCCTCAGAATAGCTCTTAGTGAAATGGCAAGTAATCATGGTGGATCTTCACTAGAGTTTCTACTTCTCGATGAGATAAACTCACCATTAGACAAGAGTGGGGTCGAGACTTTGTTTGTAAATGTGATAAAATCACTTGAGTCGAAATACAAAATTCTTGTCATTACTCACGATGAGTCCTTAAAGGAGAGGTTTGACAATATAATAGAGGTTCAAAAGATAAATGGTGAAAGTACGACTAGCTTTACATCCAGATAGTTACTAATTAAGAGCAATAAAATATGGCAATATTATTAACAGTAAAAGAAAGCACTAGGCAGATAGTCTCAGGAATTCCAGAATATTTAACTTTTACGGTTAATGTTCCAGCGTCCGTATTCTATACTTTAGATGGAACAGACCCTGACGGGTCTTCGGAAATGGTTGAGGGCGGTGTTCTTTATCTGCCCACAAACTATCTCGAATTTACATTCAAGGCCATCGCTATATCTGGGATTGAATCAACCGATATTTTTGAGCAAGTTTACTCTCAGACCCCAACTACATTTACAAAAAGATTTGCTGAGAATGATGGAATCTCGGTTCTTCCTGTGGACTCAACTCCAGTGGAATATCTTTCCTACAACCAGGATAACGAAGAAGCTCAGCAGACCAGCATTCCATTTATAGATTTAGAGTACAAGCCATCATCACGAGATGTTTATAAACCATTCGATGGTGGAAAAACCGCAGTAGATTTCATCAACTTTACTTTGGAGCTTGCATCTATAGAGGAACCATATCAGTCAAAGACAAGCTCTGTAAACAACAATCTTGAATTTGATCCAAATGCAGGTTTAATCTTGATTGATGGGTCTACCGAAGAGAATATGAAGTCTCAAGTAGTGAAGATAATAAACAGACCATTAGGAACTTTAAATACCAGATCTAATTTTTACAACGAGCATCTTCAAAGTTCACCACCTGTTTTTGGAAATTTAGTTAGGTATTTCGTAAATCAAAAAACTGGAAAAATAGTCTTCTACTATCACGATAGTCGTGAGTGCAGATGGATAGAGTCAACCCAGTCGATAAATCAAAAAACTCTAGATTTAACTAACCATTTGCGTAATAATTATGTATTCCCGTGGATCGAGGACCCAGTTATGAGTAAAATATTTTAAAATGTCATTAGAAATAAAAAAAAGACTTGCCCTATCAGTCTCTTCGATAGGAACATATGAAAAGTGCCCAAAGAAATATTGGTATACTTATATAGAGAAGCCAGACATCCCAAAGAAGAAGTGGGATCATCTTGAGTTCGGCTCGTATGTCCACTTGGTTTTGGAAAAGTTTCACAAGTACTTAATTGAGCAATTCCTACCACAGTCTGAGTACCCAGCACTGATGAAGAAGTGCATGGAACTAGCTCTAAAGGAATTTGACGAAAGCATTCTTGAGAAAGATGCAGATTTAGTACGACGGACACTTCAGTCCTATCTGGACCAAATCAAAAAAAATAGTCTCCCAAATGTTCTTTTTGTCGAAAAGCCTTTCCTTATGGAAATCGGTGATTATAATATAAGAGGGTTCATCGACCGGATCGACAAGGTTGGCGATGGACACTATCATGTAGTTGATTATAAGACAAGTAAGGATCCCAAGTATTTGACGCCATTCCAGCTTTACGTTTATTCTCTCGTCATCAAGGAAGAGTTTTCTGATGCAGAGAAGATAACCGGAAGCTACATGCTTCTTAAGCATAATTGCGATTATAAGACATGGGAAATTTCAGATAAAGACATTTCCAATTGTAAAGATAAAATTGCCAAGTTTGGAAATTTGATTACAACGGATTCTGCTTGGGATAAAAAGCCATCGCAACTTTGTAATTTTTGTGACTTCAAAGATCTCTGCATGAACAACTGGACAGACTGAATATGGAGACTTTATGGGAAAAATGTTTTCTGGGCAGGCCAAAGTTTATAACGAAGATATTTTCGTTGATTCCTCTACGGGTACTGGTTTAGATAGTGTTTTGAAGAAGATTGACCCACTTCTTCATAAGATGTCACGGTCCATTTATATCCCCGGCTATTCAACAGAAGACCTAAAGCAAGAGTTGGCTATCTTGGCCATAGAGGGAATTAGGTCTTACGATGGAACTAAGAATGTAAAGCTTAGCACTTTTTTGCACATCCATCTTCACAACAAGATTGTTTCAAAGATTAGAAGCAAGAATAAACTTTCAAATAATGCCTCCTCTTCAATTGAGAATGCCTCCCTACCAGATACATGTAATTGCGGAAGTACCATCTTCATGGTTGAAACTAAATCTGGGGAGGAAAGGAGAAGGTGTGTTTCGTGCGATAAGCTTTACACCAAGAAGCTTAAGAATGCAAAAACAGAAATACCATTTTCCGTGATGGATGAGAGAATAGATCGTGGAGATGAGGGAAAGATTTCTTTCATCGATTCGGTGCCACGAGATAACTCTATTTTTGCGCAATCAACCTCTCCCGAAGAACTGATTGAGATGAGCGGAGCACTTGCGGACGTATGTGCAGATATGGATGATAAGACAAGAAAGCTAATCCAACTGGTTTGTTTTGAAGATTATTCCATTAAAGATGCCGCCGATAAGATTGGTATGACGAGCTGGGCAGCAAATGTAAGGCTGAAGAATCTTTCTAAAAACAAGAAGATTAGGGAACTTCTAACAAAGTAGGTCATGCGTCAAGATGTAAAGAAATACATAGACTCTGAAATTGAAGTTTCGAAACTTAGAGTCGAATCACTATTGAGAAGCAGTAACCTCTCTGATGTTGCAATTAATCGTCTGATTGATATAGAGCGTTATTTTCAAGATATTGACTTTAATTCTTTAAATATAAGTAGCGTCTCTGATGCCATGACGGCAGTAAGGCTTTTCAGATCTTCCAAGAAAGACTTTATAAAGCTTTATCTTGAAAATTCAGAACCAGCAGAATTTCAAGTATTGGAGGCAATCCTAAGGTATAGAAAAAGCCTCTTTCAGAAGATTTCAGTTGAGGGAGAGAAATCCTGCGTTACCGTCAAAGACAAGATGAGAAGGTTAGTATTAGTTGAATCTAGTTTAAAATTATTTCAAGCAATAGACTCTAAGTTAAAATTTTTGGGTGAAGTCAGTTCATCAAATAAAATTTTCTCAGAGTTCGTAACCCACCATCCGAATGAAGTATTTGGATTTTACGATGAATCCGTAAGTGAAATTTTAGCGGAATTAACTCGACAGAAGAAACCGATTTACAAAATAAAAAATCTAACAAATATCATAGCCTCTAATCCTGAGCAAGATTTTCACTTTAGTTTTCAAAAAATTATCTCCCATGGAAAAATGACGAAGGGTATAGTACTACCCATAAAGCATCTTGGACGAGAAACCTCTTGGGTTTGCTTTAAGAAGATAGTTATCAGCGGTATCGATTTTTCAGAGATTTTCTCATATACATTGAAAAATGTCTTCTACGAAGGAAAATATTACAAGGCAATAATTCTTAAGGATAAGAAAGAAATTTCCGAGGATAGCGACCTACTCTCCAAATATAATATTCTGAGTAACCTGTTTTATCAGAACATTCTTGATGGGAATTTAACAGAGAAAAAAGGTTTAGATATAGATATTGAAAAATCAAAAATATACACACCGTCATCAAGAACGGAAGACAACTCGTTAAGAGAAAATTGGCAGAATTTCCTACTAGACTTTAAACAAATAATAAACGGAGTTAAATATGAGTGACCAGACAGTAGCCCAGCCAGTAGTAAAGAACGGTAATTATACCATGGAGAATGTTCGCTCGATGGTTCGCCAAATGTCAGAGCTAGATTCTCAAATCAAAGAGCTTCGTGACGAAAGGAAGAAGATTATTTCTGACTTTATCGATGAGCATAACGTTCCCAAGAAAGAGGTTATGGAGGCCATCAAGATGGTTAAATCGGATATCGATCCTGAGGTAACTGCATCAATTTACGCTCATATTGCAGACCTTGTAGAAACGAAGTGATAGCAAAGAGCCTTTAAAAAAAGTTGGCCGATGCATCTGTTGTCGGCCAAATTTTTATTGCATATGATATAAGAAGATTTTAAAACTTTGGAATTAATGCTCAGAAAAATGGTAATATACGCACATACTTTGTATGATAAGATGTTTAAAATGTAATGAAAACAAGGATGAAAGCTCCTTTATCAAAAAAGAAGGGGCGAAGCCATCCGTAGTTTGTTTTTCTTGCTGGAAGAAGTTTAAGGCAGAAAATGTTATAAACAGCGTTGCAATCAAAAATGAGCTTGGTTGTATGTTGTGGCCGGACCAGGATAGAGATAGCGATTATTACAATTCTATAAGAAGAGTTCTTGTTCCAAACACCGGAAAGTACATTCACATCAGATGCAATAAATCATGTATGAATAAAGAGCATTTCTTCTATTTCGAGAAAAACTCTCAACCATATTGGTTTAAGTATGGTCTTGATTCCGAAATAAATTTTTCCAATCCATCTGAAAAAGAGATAATTGCAGTTAGGTCTATACTTATAGATAGAATTACCACAAAAGGGGACTGCTGGATTTACGGCGATTCATCATCCAAAAAAGCGATATTGAAAATTGGAAAAAATTTATTTTCTTCAAAAAAAATATATTATGAACTCTTTAACTCAAAAGTGACTTCCAAATACTTTTCCATATCTGCATCATGTGGAAATATAAACTGTGTGTCACCAAAACACCTAACTCTATTTGCAGGCAGGTCATACCCTTTTTGGGCAAGAAGAAATTTAAAAAAACCAGAAGTAGGTATGGGATATTGTCAAAACAGCGCCTGTGAGAAATATTCAGTTGAGATTCCTGAGGCTTTACTAAATAAATTTCGTGACGGCCTTCTTTGCAAGATATGCTTTGACAAGATTGATTTTGCTTTAAAGCTAAAAAAATCAGAGTATGACTTAGCTTATTCTGAAAAAAATAAAGACAAGATTAAAAAAAGATACAAAGAATGGACTCGGACGAAATCTGGAAAATTATCGCAAATCTCAAGTTCTCAAAACCGAAGAGATAAACATTTAAGAAAAATAGACAGAGTATTTCTTTCAAAATTACTGGACGAGTACGATTCATGTTGTTACTGCGAAAGGCATAAAGACGAGATACCGGACCATCCATCCGGAACGGCTAAACTACATTTAGAGCACATAATTCCAGTTTTAGGAAAAAAAGAATCCGGGTCGAACGATCGAAATAACTTAGACATTGCATGTTGGCAATGTAACTCCATGAAAAAAAATTTGCTGCCAAAAGACTGGCTTATCACACTTTCTAAGCGAATCAAATCATCCGAAAGAAATGAAATAGTAAGTCTGTACTCCAAGATAATCAAAAATCTTTCAGATGATAGTAATTATAAAGACAACAAATTCATACCAAGACACATGAGGAATGGTAATGCCTAACGGACCTTTCGTATCTTTACATAATCACAGCGAGCAAGGTTCCGCCCTCGATGCGCTGAATGATGTAAATAAGCTTTTTGATAGAGCTAAGGAATTGGAACACCCGGCCCTGGCAATCACAGAGCATGGAACCGCCGTTAGTCATTATGATGCCTATCGTGCCTCTCAAAAAACCGGTGTAAAACTAATCCCAGGAATTGAAGCTTACTTCTCTCCGAATCTAGAGGAAAAGAAGTCTTCCCATATGGTTTTGGTTCCAAAGAACGAAACCGGATATAAGAATATTTTGCGCCTAAATTACGAGGCTTATAACAATCAAGCCTCAGGATATATGGGCAAAATGACGCCCAGAATTTCTTGGGAGCATATCGAGAAATTCAATTCAGATATTTTTTGTCTAACCGCTTGTTCTAATGGTTTGCTCTCAAAAGACATTGTTTCTGACAATATAGATTCTGCGGAAGCAAATCTTCTCAGGCTCCACTCCATCTTTCAGGATAGACTATTTTTAGAAATTCAGCCTCACGCTCTAAAGACAGATGACGGAAAGGTGGATCAGGTAAAGTTAAACGAAAATCTAATCTCGCTATCCAGAAAGCATGATATTCCTTTTGTTACAACTTGCGATGCCCATTACCTAGATAAGGATCATGCAAAGTATCACGATATGATGCTTGCAATCAAGGATAAGAAGCCACTCTCAGATCCAGATCGTTTCCGCTACGGCGTCCAAGAAATGTATCTAAAATCTCATGATGAAATCATAAGCTTTTTTGGAAGCAGGATTGGCATCATGGCTATGAACAATTCTCTAAAGATTGCTGCCGCTTGCGAAGAACCTCATTATCTCAAAACCAAAGGTGCAATACTTCCACAATTTCCTGTGAAAAACCAGCCAGACTTTCTTCAGTTTCGTGAATGGTGGCAGGAAAATTGTGAAGAGCTTCCGATGGATAAGGCTTACCTCAGATATAAGTGCGTTCTAGGGTTCCAAGAGATGACTCAATCTTTTTCTGAGGAAAAAAAGAGGGAGTATTGGAATCGTACAAAATACGAGCTTTCCATCCTTGAGCTTAGAAACTTCTCATCATACATGTTGATTGTTGCTGATTATGTAAATTGGGCGAAGCAAAATGGTGTTTCTGTGGGAGCAGCAAGAGGAAGTGCTGCCGGTTCTCTAGTTGCAAACTTGATCTCTATCACATCGGTTGATCCAATCAAATACAACTTGCTATTTGAAAGGTTCCACAATAGGGAGAAGAAAGCCTTTCCTGATATTGACTGTGACTTCTCAAATCCAGATCGAGTCAAGGCATATATCAAGGAAAAATATGGAAAAGATTATGTCGCCCAAATCAGCAACTGGTCAACGATGTCTCCAAAGGTCGTTCTCAAAGATGTCGCCAGAAGTCTTGAGATTGGTGGAGATAAAAAGTCAGCATTTGAAATAGCGAATCATCTTACATCCATCATGCCTGATGTTGATACGATTGAAGAGGCAATCGATGGAAGCAAGGAATTCTCAAAATTTATGAATCAATATCCTGATGTTAAGGATTATTCATCAAAGCTTCAAAATCTAACTCGTCAGTGGTCCGTACATGCTGCGGGTGTAATTATTGGAGACAGACCTCTATATGAAATTATTCCATTGAGAATTGAAGAGGACGAAAAAACAGGAGAGTCTATCACAGTCACTCAATGGGAGAAGACCAGAGTTGAGGATTTTGGACTTGTCAAGATGGATGTTCTCGGTCTAAATACTCTCAATGTTATCGAAAGCTGCTTGCAATATATTCGAGAGACAACCGACAACAAGGATATTAAAATATCAGATATTTCGATTGATGATCCAGAAACATACAAGATGATTTCTCGTGGAGAGAATATTGGGGTATTCCAACTGGAGTCATCCTTATCGCCGCTTTGCGTAAAAATTAAGCCAAGCGATGTCGAGACAATTGCCGCCATCAACGCCTTAGGTCGTCCTAGCTGCCCATCAGAGCAGCGTCAAAGTTATATCCGAAGAAGGTTTGGTCAAGATCGCGTTCGTTATACCCATCAATCTCTAGAGCCTGTTCTTAAGGATACTTACGGCATCTCGCTATACGAAGAAAGTATGATGGGTATCGCGAGGGAATGTGCCGGATGGGATCTTAACGAAGCCGATAACCTGAGAAAGCTTACTAAACTAAAGGGAAAAGATCCTCAGTTGGCACTTAAAACCGAGGCAAACTTTATCAAAGGTTGCATGGAAACATGGGGCATGTCTTATGAAGAAGGTCAGAAAATATGGGATGAAGAGATCTCTTCATTTTCTGGATATGGTTTCAACCGATCCTTGATTTTTTCTCAAGAGGTGCGTATAATTCCTCCAGAGGGTGGAGATTGGCAAGATATTGAGATCCAAAACGTCAAGCCTGGCAGCACAGTCCTATCTCGGGATGAAGTTACCGGCGAAAACATATCCGTAAAGGTTTTGGACAATCATTATCATGGCAAGCTCAAACTATTCAAAATCACACTTGATGACGGGGAAACTGTAGAATGCACGATAAATCACAAGTTCAGAACGATGGACGGGAGAATGCTGCCTCTTCACCAGATTCTAAAAGAAAACCTAGAGATCGTAACGAACCAATAGAGCAAAGAACATGCAAATGTGGAGAGGTTTGCTACTCCGTCAGATCTCTTTCATTTCACAAATCTAAATGCGAGATTATGGTCGCAGAAGAAAAAGAGAGAATTAGGCTTGGCCTAGAGCAAGGCGAACTTGTAAAGTGCGCTCTCTGTGATGAAGTCGGCTCATCTCTCGCACTTCATGTTAGAAAGGTTCATGGTATTGATAAAAAAGAATATATCAAAGTCCATGGACCTGTTCTTGCTCCGGGGTCAAGAGATAAATATTCCAAGGCAGCGGAAGAGAATGGCAATTGGATTGTTAAAGCAAAAGAACGAGGTGAAGACCTAACCGAGTATTGGAAGAAAGTCTCTGCGGGTGTCAGAGAATCAATACTAAATTCCCCAGAAGAAAGAAAGAGAAGGGCAGACATGCTGGGTTCTCTAAATAAGACTGAGGCGTTTAGAAAGAAAGCAAGCGAAACTGCGAAGAAGACTTCTGCGAGAAAAGACATTCAAGAGAAGAGAGCTTTTACCTTAAAGAAATGGAGAGATGGCAATAGGCAAGATTTCTATATTAAATGTACATCGAATATGCATAAGTATAAATCTAGGCCAGAAAAAGAGTTGTATCGAATTATATCATCCTATTTTCCAGATCATAATTTCGTTAATAATAAATTCAAAAAAGACAACTCCTTCTTTTCATTCAATAAGACCGGAAACAAACAAATCGATATAATTTCTGATTCAAAAAAAATATATATAGAATATGATGGATTTCTTCATTTTAAAGAAGTGTGGAAAGGGACCTTAACTAAGATTAAATTGAAGGATTCTTTTTTTTCAAAATATTGCATCAGAAATTCAATAACTCTAATTAGAGTGTCTTCTGATATTTATTCGTACAAATCGGGTGGTGGATTCAACCAATTTGCACTAAACAAGGCAAGGGAAATAATAACATCACCAACACCCGGCGTCCATTTTATAGGCAAGAGTTGGAATGGTCAAGAGTATACTTTTGCCAAAACAGAACAAGAAATTTTAAAGATTTACGGAGTTTAAATTAAATGGCAAAAATAGTTTCATGCGAAGAGGTTGGTGAGTTCGATACGTATGATCTGGAAGTCGATCATCCAGACCATCAGTATTATCTATCAAATGGCATTCTCACATCAAACTCTCATGCAATCTCTTATTCTATTATTTCTGTTCAAACTGCTTGGCTGAAGTGTCATTATCCATCACAATTCATGTGCGCACTTCTAAATGGAGAAGATCCGAATAGTGATAAAGTTCAGGAATATCTTAACGAATGTAAGAGGCTTGGTATAGAAATTATCCCTCCCGACGTAAATAAGAGCGGTGATAACTATAGAGTCGTTGGGGAGAAAACGATTGCAACCGGACTTTCGGCGATAAAAGGCTTGGGTCCCGCAGCAATTTCTGAGATTATAAAATATCAACCGTTCAATAGTTTTTCCGACTTTATTTGCAAAGGAATCCTTGTTCATGTAGATGGAGAGGAGCTTGGCTGTTATGATTTCTTAAAACTTGGAAAGCCAGCAACAAAAGAGAATAAGATTGAAAATATTCCTTTTATCGGAAAGTCATCAATTCAATCTATGGCAAGAGCTGGCGCCCTTGATTCTTTCGGGAGGACGAGAAAGGACATTTTTGAGAATTTCGATGACTTTAGAACAAAAATAAAGAATGGTTTGAAAAAAGGAAAACTTATCTCCGAAACAGATTTCCCACCTCCCATCGAAGAGTGGGATAGAAAGGAATTACTTTATAACGAAAGGGAGGTTCTGGGTAGAACGATTTCCGGAAATTCTCACGAAATCTTTGCCGGATTCTTCAGGAATATGGGGAGCACCTTCAAGCTTAAAGATTTAGGTTCTTATAAGCCGGGGGTTAAAATAAGAGTTGAGGCAATTATAAAAACAAAAGTCAAAGAATTTAAAGTAAAACAAGGTAAAAATTTAGGCAGAAAGTTTGCCAAATATCTCATAGAAGATCTTTCCGGCGATACATCCGAAATTACACTGTGGATGGATGATTACGAAAAATACGGAACAAAATTTAAGGATGGGATACCTTTTAAGGCAATCTGCAAGGTAGATGAGTATCTGGGGCAAAAAAGCCTTTCACTATCTGAGTTGATAGAAATTTTCGGAATAAAGGAGTAATGATGTCACATAAGTTAGAGTATGTTTGGTTAGATGGATATGAGACACAGAATTTGAGAAGTAAGATTAAAGTTGTTGATGAGCCCCCACATTTCCTAAAGTTTGTTAAGGATTGGAATTTTGACGGTTCATCCACTGAGCAAGCTACAGGAAGAAAGTCTGATTGTATCTTGAAACCAGTTAGAATCTATAAATTTAGTGAGTCAAAAACAATAGTCCTGTGTGAGGTATTCAATCCGGACGGAACTCCTCATGTAACAAATACTCGTAGCAAATTGAGAGAACTCCAGGATCATATGGATTCTTCCGGCTTCTGGTGGGGTTTTGAGCAGGAATATTTCATAACAAGAAATTTTACACCAGTTGGCTTTCCAGATGGTGGTTATCCCCGCCCTCAGGGCCTTTATTATTGTGGTGTAGGAGGAAACCAGATTAAAGCAAGGCCGCTTGTAGAAGAGCATTTAGATCTCTGTTTGTTTATGGGAATTCAGCTTACCGGCATTAATGCTGAGGTTGCGCCAGGGCAGTGGGAATACCAATGTTTTGCAAAGGACACCCTAAAAGCCTGCGATGATCTTTGGATTAGTCGATATATGCTATACCTCATGGCTGAGAGGGAAGGTCTTGATATCGACATTTCACCAAAGCCAATTAGGGGAGATTGGAACGGCTCTGGCTGCCATACGAATTTCAGTACAACTCAAATGAGAGATGTTGGTGGTCAGGAATATTTCGAGGGAATATTTCAATCATTCTCAGATCATCATTGGGATCACATTCAGAATTATGGAAAGGGTAATGAAGCAAGATTGACGGGTCGGCATGAAACACAGTCGATCGACAAATTTTCTTGGGGTGTCTCCGATCGTGGATCTTCAATTCGCGTACCAATTGATACAGGCAAGGAGTGGAAGGGCTATGTAGAAGATCGCAGACCTGCAAGTAATTGCGATCCATATAGTGTCGCCCTCTGCATTGTGAAGTCAACCTTAAAACTATGGTGATATAGATGATTACGTGCATAAAATGCAATTTTAAAGTAAGCAACAAGATGCGCTTCAGCATAGCAAAAAACTTTTGCCCATCTTGTGGTTCAAACCTTCTTTCGGATGCTGTCTTTGGCGAGATTAATGCGATTAACAAAAAGCTCCAATCTCAAGAATTTATGATAAATCTTTCCGGACAACTTAATAAAGACCTTGTTCAGAATCTCATCTATGATCTCAGCATCTTTTTTAAGTTTGAGCTAGAGAAGGTTTATAGGGCAGAGGTTGGACATTCATCAACTTCCGAGGGATTTGAGGAGCCTAGCTCTAGAGAAGAATCCAATCGTGATGATGAGTCATCCGGCGGAGAGGTTGAACAGGAAAAGCCGAAATTGGTCCACAAGTCGGTTTCCAGAGCTCAGTCTCTATCCGAAATAAGAAATGAGGTAAAGCGGGAAGTCTTGTCTGAAATCCGGTCCGAAGACGAGGATGAAGATGAGGGCGAGGATGACGATATGGATTCTTCAGATGAGGATGTGGATGATCGTGTTAAGAGACTGAAGAAGCTATACGATACTTCCCCAACGCTCAAGAAGGTTTTTAAGGGTGTAAGCAGGATTGAATAATGTCCGAATCCATTAGAAACATAGCCAATACTAAAATACTTCTCACAAAAGAAGAATTTCATTATTATGAAAATTTGGCAAAGATCTTCGGGTCGGAGTCTTTTGTAGGGCTATTCCAAACAAATAGTGCTGGATGTATAATTCAAGTTTCTCCAAGCCTACAAAAGGCTACGCCTGTCCCCATAATTTATTTCTTGTTAAATGTATCTTTTAATCAGCGCATGAGAAGGCTGGATTCTTTTGTCGATAGGGTTGAAAATATGGAAAAAAGAATTAAAAAAATGGAAGATAAAATTAACAATTCCGAATAAAAGGTCGGGGTAGAATATAAGGGACGGAAGGGATTGGTTCGATGAAATTTAAATCGGTTGTTAATATAGCTGAATTTTCCATAGAAGATATGGATCTTTCCGATATTATGAAGCTTGGGAAGATTCTTCCTAAAAACGGAGTAATTGATGCAAATATTGCAGAAAAATATTTGATAACAACGATTGAAGCACAGGATTTGTGTCAAGAGAAAATTGCGCAAGTTGATAAGTATATTGGCATTAAGAAAATCCGATTAGACAAGATAGAAGCAGAATCAGCACTAATTAGAGCCAAAGATGCTGGTCATAAAACTGCTAAAGAGAAGGAGTGGTTCATTCAAAGTGATGTCGAGGTTATTTCAGCAAAGGAAGATCTTGAGATTGCGAAAGTCTGTAAGATGTGGCTTGAAAACAAGGTAAAGTATTTTTCGATGTGGCATTACTCGCTCAAATCGTATCTAAAAAGAGATTATGGTATTGAAGCTTCATCAGGGTATTCTACATTTGCTCCAACGCCAAACTATTCAGAGTTAGAGTTACCAACTTACAACAAAGCAAAAAGTGAGGAAGAAAATTTTTGTGGTGATATAGAGTGGAAGTAAACTGATTCAAAAATAAAAAAACAATTGATTCTTAGTTCAACAAAATAAATTAAAAGGAGAATACATGTCACGAGAACTTACTTCAGGCGAGATCGATTGGAATGACGTTGGAGCATCAAAGGAGAAGCGACCCTCAGATTTCATGAGGCTGAAGGAGGGTGAGAACGTTGTTCGCGTTATGAGTAACCCCATTCGAACTTATGTTCACTGGATTACAACTCAGGATGGTTCCAACAAGAAGATCTTGAGCCCCACCGGTAACCAGTCACTTGTTAAGCGACTTGAGGAGGCAGGCTTTCGACTTCAGCCAAGCTATCTAATCAAGGTTCTTGACCGTAGTGATAATGAGTTTCGAGTCCTTGAAGTTGGAAGCCAGATCTTCAAGGGAATTCAGACTCTAATCAATAACCCTAAGTGGGGTAAGGCAACCGCTTACGACATCAGCATCAACAAGGGTCCAAAGGGTACTCAGCCACTATATACCGTAACTCCAAATCCAAAAGAAGCGTTGGAGTCAAATCTAAAACAGAAGTTTGTGGACTTCAATGATCGAATCAATCTTGATAAGATTACAAGCCCCATGCCAGACGAGGAGATTTGCAAGCTTCTAGGTTGGAGTGCAGGAGATAGTGATGACGATGATGATTTCGCTCAAGCCGCTCAATCAAAGTCAGCTTCGTCAGGAAAGAGTTCCAAGTTCAATTTTGACTTTGAGTAAGATTTAAGTTTGTTTCTTTGGGGCGAGTATGTAAAATTACTCGCCTCATTTTTTTTATGCAGTATATTATATCTATGCCAAAAATTTTAGGTTTAGATATATCATCAAATACCATAGGGTATGCAGTAATAGAATATGACGATAAGAATATAAGCTTGATAAAGACGGGTCATATCAAGCCGCCACCATCTTCAAAAGGAAGTTTAACTTTCAGGGCCATGAAGGCATCCGAGAAAATAAAGAGCTTGCTGTTGACGGAAGCTCCAGACTCCGTAGCTGTAGAAGCGTATGCAAGCAGATTTACAGCAGGAAGAAGTACGGCAAGGACAATTATAGTTCTTTCTTTTTTTAACGAACTTGTGTCATTAATTTGCCTTCAAACATTAGGTTATGAGACTGACAAATATCCGGTTACCAGCGTCAGGTCTGTAATATCCAAGCATTTAAATATAAAAAGTGTTTCAAAAGACGATATTTTTAACTTAATGAAAACAACATTCCCTTCCTTCAAATTTGATTTAAATAGAGTTGGTAATATATCCAAAGAGTATTTCGATCAAGCCGACGCTATCGCAGTAGCTTATTGTCATGCGATAAAAAATCAAAAAAATATAAAATAAGAGGTCCTATGTCAAGAATAATTGTTTATGGTGATGAGGCGAGAGAAAAGATTGTTAGTGGCGCCAAGAAATTGGCAAAAACAGTTTCGGTTACCATGGGTCCGCACGGAAGGAATGTAATTCTCGGAAAATTCGTCGGAGCACCAACAATTACAAAAGATGGTGTTTCTGTTGCAAGAGAGGTCGTCCTAGAAGATCCTGTAGAGGAGTTGGGATGTAGATTGATAAAAGAAGTTGCTGGTCGTACTGCTGATGTCGCTGGAGACGGAACAACTACGGCAACAGTATTAGCTGAGGCAATTCTTTCTGAGGGTATGCAAACCATATCTTCTGGTGTAAATCCTATCTTTTTCAGAGACGGCTTAAATTATGCCGCCTCTCTAATTTTAAAGCATCTTGATGATCATTCAAAGGAGATTGACTCCTTTGATGAGATTAAGCACATCGCCTCTATTTCGGCTAACAATGATAATGAGCTTGGCTCTGTCATTGCAGAGGCTTTTGAAAAGGTTGGTAGAAATGGCCTGGTTACCGCAGAAGCTTATGCGGGTGTTGAGAATCGTGTAAAGTATACCGATGGAGTAGAGCTAAAATCTGGATATTCTACATCGGCAATCCTAAAGAAAGATGAAGATCCAGTCACATTAGATAACGCATACGTGCTCATATGTGAACGTGACATTACTCATGTGCAGGATTTCGTCCAGGTTCTTGAGCAGCTTCACAAGGAGAATCGACCAATCCTTATTATCGCAAAGACAATTAGGCAAGAGGCGATTGACATGATCGCCCTAAATAGAAAGCAAGGAAGGCTAAACGCAGTAACGGTCGAATACCCCATTATGGGTAAGAATAATTCGGAGTGGTTGGCAGACTTGGCACTCCTTTGCGGAACAAAAGTCTATGGGGAGGAGCGTGGCCTTCCTTTGGCGAGCGCAGCAGTTTCTGAGCTAGGTTTTGCGGAAAAAATAACCGTCTCTAGATATTTCACAACAATTATTGGTGGAAGAAAAGATGAAAACTCGATAAGAGAAAAGAGCAAGCTTTATCGTGAAGCTCTAGAAAACGTCATAAGCGACATGGATCGAAAAGACATTCGTGAAAGGCTGGCCTTCCTAAATAATAAGGCTGCAGTTATAGGCGTTGCTTATTCTACTGAGGCAGAGCTACGAGAAAAGGGAGATCGAGTTGAAGATGCGGTGTGCGCAACAAAGGCTGCGATAGAATCCGGAATCCTTCCTGGCGGCGGCATTGCTCTTTTGAGGGCTGCCTCGTCCATTTGCATGGATGATGTTCCTCAAGAATATCGGGCAGCAACAGAGGTGCTCGTGCGTGCGTGCAAGCGTCCATTTCGCCAAATAATGGAAAATGGATATCAGTCACCTGAAGAAATCGAATCAAGAATTTTGTCTGAAAATAACTATTGGCATGGGTATAATCTACATGGAAGAATGTACGGCGATATGCTTAAAATGGGGGTTTTGGATCCCAAAAAAGTTACAAAGACGGCCGTACAAAATGCTGTAAGTATTACACTTCTGCTCTTAAATACAGAAGCCGTACTGTCCGAAGACCTTGCAAATCCTTCGGGGTGGCAACCCCCCGCAGGCTGGCGTGTACCATCAAGTTCCAACCTAAACCATAACTACTGAAAAATGGAGATAGTATGAGTAAAAAAACTTCTGAGGGAGAGAAAGAGCTTTTGTCATTGTTTGGTGACGATTGCCTCTTTCTTGATGGCGATATTGATACAGTTGGTGCATATGATGTTATTAGAAGTGGAAGTGCTTCGCTTGATTATGCTCTTGGTGTCGGTGGATTTCCAAGAGGAAGAATTATCCAATTGGCCGGGAAAGAATCGTCTGGTAAGACACTCCTATCCCTACTCTGTATGAAATCTTGGCTGAATGAAAATCCGTCAAATACGGCAATGTTTGTTGATGCCGAGTTTACCTATGATGCTTCCTGGGCAAAGTCTCTTGGTCTTGACACATCCAGAATTATTGTTGCAAAGACAAATGATGCAAAGAAGATTTTCGAAGGATTGATTGGAAAATCTACCACAAATAAGATTACCGGGAAAACAACTAAGAGTACTATGGGTGTCCTAGATTTAGTTAAGGAGGGTACAGACCCTAGGTTTAAAAACCTTGGAGTTATTGTCATTGATTCAGTTGCTGCAATGAATACCCCAATGGAAGCAGATGCTTCTATCGGTAAACAGAATATGGCTCCAATGCCAAGGTTCCTATCTACAGAGTTGAAGAAACTTACACCGGCCGTTGCAGAAGCAAATGTGGCCATGATTTTCATCAACCAGATACGAGTAAATCCAGGAGTTATGTATGGGAATCCCGAGGATTCGCCAGGAGGAAAGGCACTTAAACATGCCTGCAGTGTTATGATTAACATGGCTCCCATGGGAGGTGCGGACAACCGGGTCGAAGATGAAAATGAAGAGATAGTCGGTCATAAGGTCAAAGCAAAGATTCAGAAGAATAAAGTGGGAGCACCATATAGAGAGGCTATCTATACAATCAAATATACAAAAGGTATTGTAAATAGAAATGAAGAAGTTCTAAATCTAGCAATCCTGATGGGACTCGTTGATAGGCCAAATAACAAAACCTATGTTCTTGGGCAAGAAAAATTTAATGGAAAGCAAGCTATTCTTGACTATCTGGATGATAATACAAAGTTAATCCAGCTTGAAGAAGCATGTAGAGAAAAATATCTCTCCGGAGAGGGTCCAGTTGCATCAGTTCATGATGATGAAGATTCTGCGTCGGATTCATCCGCACTCGAAGATTCGGAGTAACATATGCTTTTAAATTGTAACAACAGATGTAAGAAATCAGATGGTATGACGGAAGGTTCGCTCGATCTGGACTCAAATCAGGTAATCTGTAGAAAATGTGACGAAGAGATAGTTAATGTTTCGGAATATACAAAATCTTCCATGCGAAGAAACAAAGATATATTCATGAAGACAAAGAACAAAGCATTTACTTTTAATTGCTCTAATTGCAACAATAGGGTTGAAACCACCGTAATTAATGGTGTTCCATATGGCAAGGACTGTCAGACCAAGAATTGTACAATTCAGGTTAGTGAGATGATGGTTCATGCGATGGAAAAAATAAAACCAAATGTCTTGGCAATAGAGAAAGAAGATGACTCAGAATGATTTTTCGGAACTAAATAAATTAATCGATATTTGTCATCAAAATTTAAAGAAAACAAAGGTAGGTAAAGATTATCTCTTTGATGAGAGGAAGATCTCTACCGACATCTTTAAAACATATCAGTTAGGTTTTTTTCCAAAAAATATAAAAACCTTATGTAAGCATGTATCAGAAGATTTTCTGAAAAAAATTGGAATGATGAACTATGACGGAACGAGTGATTTTTCCGATTATTATTCCATCATCTTTCCTATTCGTGATGAGTATGGGAACCCGGTAGGTTTGGCCGGAAGAACCATGTTGTCTGAGAGAGAAAGGACAATTCTCGACATTCCGAAGTACAAAAATAGCAAGTTTAAAAAAACAAATTATTTATTTGGTTTGGGACTCTCCAGAAGGGAAATTCTACTAAATCAAAATGTTTTTGTTGTTGAGGGTTATTTTGATCAAATGAGTATGTTTGATTCCGGTATAACCAACACAGTGGCTGTGTGTGGAACTGCGTTTTCAAAGAATCACTTCATCAAGTTGTCAAGATATACCGATAAGATTACATTTTTTCTAGATATGGATGATGGTGGAAAAAAATCATCTTCTCAAATTTATAACAAATTTATAAGCAAGGGTGCGAAACTTAGGTTTCTGAGTTTGCCGTCAGGTTATAAAGATGCAGGGGAATATTTTTTAAATTCTGGAAAAGCAAAAGAGGATTTTTTTAATGAAGTAAACCAAATTCTTCCCTTGGAGTGGTAATGAAAAAAAATAAAAGCAAGAATTATCAACATAGAATTGTTGAGATTTCTTTTGATCAGTCTAAGTTAAATAATTTTTCAGAAGATAAAGGTATAGCCGGAGTATTGGCTGAAAATTCATTATCAGAAGATTTGGTAGACTTAAGGTCTGAGCTCCTAGAGCAGGTTTATGAAATCATAAACGGTGATTTTTTAACTGAGCACCAAAGAAAAATTCTCTATATGGTTCTGGTTGGAAAAACACAAAATCAAATCGCAGAGTCTCTTGGCATCACTCAGTCCGCAGTTCATAAGGCTCTTAGAGGGAATCTTGATTATAGGAATGATAAAAAAAGATATGGTGGAATCTTTAAAAAATTAAAAAAGATTTGCAAGACAAACCCCAAAATACAGATTCTTCTGGAAGAAATGGATAAAATAAAAGAGAAAACTATATAAATATAATGACATTAATTCTCAAATCTATTTATAACCAGGCAATAGATATTAGTTCTATTAATAAATAGATTTTTGTTTACCTAGGAGAAGTTTATGTCAAGCAATCTTGACAATATTTTAATAAAATTATTACAAAAACAATCCAGGGATCTCAACGATAAAACAATCGTTGAGGTAACTGATGACATTGGTTTTGAGAAGGTTGCTTTTGGTATGGTGAGGATCACCAACAGCCCATATAATCCTTATGACGGTCTCTGGACCTTATCTGAAGTTGATGGAAAGAAATTTTTGGTTAGAGCCTCGGATCCAAAATTTGATTATAAAACTTCTGGAGATTGGGTTGTAGCATCAGATTATGACAATTGTAATGTAACACTTGCCTATAAAAATATCCCAATACATAGATTCTCTTCTGAAGACTTTGGTTTCTCCGGAGAGGATATTTCTATTTTTAAGTCCGCTATTTTAGATAAAGCCGGTTCTGACGAAAAGTTCGTTAAAGAATTGCTTTCTGAGCAGCCAGTTACAAAGAAAGAATCCCTCATCAATACATTTCCAGAATTAAAAAAATATATCTAGGTGAAAAATGTCATTATCTAAATTAATAAAAACAGCAAAGAGTGCTCTAGATAAAATGGATAATGGAAAGAAATTTCCAACATCCTATGTAATCAACAGACTAGAAGTATCTTCTCAGAGCAATCCTTCTGATCAGCTTATTGGAAACATGAGGGATGTCCTAACTAAGGTTGCCAGCAAGCAGCCCGTAATTTCACAGAAAGAGATAGCAGATCTTTATAACAAGATGTATGGTTTTTCTAACGGCAATTCTGCTTTTAGATATGAGTTAAACGATCTCCTTCCTGAAGGATTCGCCTCCGTCAAGCCATCTGACAAAACCTATCACTCCAAGAGAGCTTCTGATGAAGCCGCCCCAGTTTCACTCTCTGAGGATAGCGATACAGTAAACGCTTTCTCCAGAATATTCTCACTCGGTGCCAACAAATCCTTTGGAACCTATGATAAGAATCTCATCAAAAAAGCAGAAAAGCTAACCTCAATTGAGCTATCGTCCGCAAACCTTCCTCCAGCTTCAATTGATATCGTTGGTGGAAATGAGCACTTCATTCTTTGCAGCGCTTCCTATAAGAATTCTGATTTTACAACATCTTCTGTTAAAATTCCAGTTCAGATTTCAAATGGCGTAGTTACACCACCAAAGGCTTTTATTTCCGGAGACTCCCTAGAGCCGATCACAAAAGAAGCCCTACTTGTTGAGCTTAAGTCACAGTCCCTGAATAAGAAGGCTTCCGCAAGAAGTGATTTTGAGGAGCAGAGAGCATCATACCGTGTAACTGACTATGTTCCTGTAACTCCATCTGCACTAAAAGATATGATTGATGTCGAAGAGGTTTTGACAGCATCTGCATCCGGACTTCCAGAGCACTTAGTGAAGAAAGCCTCTAGAGTAGTTTTCTCCGAACTAACCTTAATAGGGGCCTTTAATCCACAGATTAAGCTTGCCTCATCTGAGAAGAACAGACTTGCTTTTGCGGCCAGAATACCAACCACCTCAGGATATGAGGACGTTGTAGTTCCAGTCGAAGTCTCTGGTGACCTAGTAAATCTTCCATCTAAGTTCTACACCCTCAACAAGAAGTCTTACGATTTCTCTCACTCTGGATTTCAGAGCTTCACAAAGGAAGCGGGCGTTATCTCTGAAAAGAGCGCTCCATTCTTCAGAGATTCTGACGAGCTAAACAAGCTTTCCTACTCTCAGCTATTCGACAAAATAACTGCAGCAGTAGCAATTTCTGATTATAAGCTTGCAGAGGATGCCTTAACCATCATTAGCGACAAGTTTGGACCAGAGAGATTCAAGATTGCGCTAAATGACTTCCAATCTTTAATCAAGAATGCATCAAAAACTTCTGACGACTCTCTTGTAAAAGAAGCGCTAAAGAGAGGGGACTTAATAAAAACAGCAAACTCTATCGAACTTTTCTGTCCCAAGCTCGGCCTACCTTTAAGCAAGATAGACTTCGATAAGAATGGAAGGCCAGTTCCAAAGCACAGATCTAAGGCTGAAAACCTAGAGTCTCTAGATGGCGTTGGTTTCACTACAAGCAAAATTTTCTTTAACTAATAGGATTCAAAATGAAGAGAGAGAATAGGCTTTTAAAAATTGCCGGAATATACAAAGAATCTCAGATAGAGCCATCCGGCTTTCTTCAGACTCCAAATCCAGTAGTCACCAATTATGGTACTAGAGAGGATGCTGTCAAGAAGAAAGAGCTTCAAGTACCACCAGAATCTTCGAAATATCCTACCCCTGGAGAGAATCAGCCAAAGGTCGATGTCAAAAAACCAGAGACCATGGGACCACTCTCAACAAGATCTTCCCCAGACAGACCCGGCCAAGGTGCCATTAGAGTTTCTGATGGCGTCGTTGCAGATCCAATAACCGGAAAAATTTATGATTACTCTCAGGGATTCAAGAGAGAAGACGGCTCCATAGTTCCAGGTGGGAGCGTTTCACTACAAACGAAAGTTGGTTACTAAAATTAACATAAGTTAAAGTAAAATAGGAGGTAAATAACCTCCTATTTTTTTTGGGAAGAAGTAATGCTTGAGAACAAGATCTCTAGACATCCAGATAAAGAAGAAATTATAAAAAAACTTCTAAATGGTGATTCGGTCAAACATGTCGAGGCCTGGTTAAAATCAAAGTATCCGAAAAACAAGAGATATCACATATCTTATATGAGCTTGCAAACCTTTAGGTCAAAGCATTTAGACATAAAAGGTGACCTACTCGAAGATATAAAAAATAGAAGAAAGATGAATGAGGAAGAGACGGCCTCTCATGAGGCTCGTCTTGCTGTCGTTAATTCTTCCGAATATCAGAAGAAGTTAGATGAAATTGTTTCCAATGAAATAGATGTTTCCAGAAAACTTCTTGAAATGGAAAAGCTAATCTCATCAAGGCTTGAATTTTATTACAACACAATAATGGCTGGCGGGAGCACCAAGCATGATAAGGTTTTTCTTGAATATTTAAATGCCATGAGAGCTATAATGCAGGATTGGAAGAAATATGTTGAGGGTGTTGCAGATACAAAGATTGAGCATAATATTAGCGTTCAAGTTGTAGATTCGCAGGTAAAGATACTCAAAGAGGTAATGCTTGATCTCATTAGGGAGATGGAACCATCACTAATTTTAGTATTTATGGAAAAATTGAACAAAAGAATGCAGCAATTAAATTATGATTCGCCAGAATATAATAATTATTTGATAGATGTTAGCAGCGAGAATATTTAATGGCAAAGATAAGCGCAAAGGATACAGATACTGTTTTTGCTTTTAAAAATTGGATTAAAGATAATACCAATATAAAAGCTGAATGCCCTTCTCATATATTAAATTTGCTCATAGATAATATATCAGAGCAAATAAGAAAAACAAATATTACAGATCATAGAAAAGAACATGTTGCAGATTTTTTACATAAGCTAGACTCTTTGAAGGAAAAAATAAAAGTAACTAAAGATGAATGATAATTTTAATAAATTTTTAGATCAAGAAATCTTGAATCTGGATTCATATGAAATTAAGAGCGAAAAAGACCACTCTTTTTTTGCAAAAATAAAACTTGCCGCAGATCTTCTCGGCATTAAAGATCAATCTATTGTAAAGAAGAGTTGGGATAATAGAGGGAATTCCGAAGATTACAAAACCATTGCAGACTATTATCATCTAGTATTTTCTCAGCTTTATCATTCTAGAGTAGATTCTGCAGAAAAAAACATGGTCAAGAGTGCTTATCCCAACACATCTGGACAGAGAATTTTTGAGATATATCAAAACCAATATGATCTAATGGCTTGGTCTGAATTGGTAAAGGAAATTTATTCAAATTTTTATGAGGGAAAATATTCTTATCCAGAGTCTTTAGAAAAAACATCATTGAAAATAAAAGATCCCGAAGAAAGAATGAAGTTTAAAAGATGGGTAAAATATTATAATGATGGTAATAATAAAAAATATAGCAATGAGAATGGGACTGAAAATATGAAAAAGCAAGCATCCTTCTATTTACCAATGAATGGAACTGATTCTTATAGCGGTGATCGCGATTATGGTACAGCCTTAAGCTCTGCGCATAGCTTTGAGAATTCTGTGAACGACGCCAGGGATAAGGCTGAGATGAAGACCTCCTATAAGACCTGGAAGAAAAAGTTCAACACAGCCTGGAGAAGAATGGATAAGATTCTCAAGGAAAGCGAGGATTTTGTCGATCCCGATAAATATGAGCAAATTTCAGAGATTCTACATAAGCTTGACGTTCAAATTGGCAAAGTAAGGTTGCACTCTACTGCATCAGACTTGTCTTTTGGTGCCGCAAATCAGCTCCAGAAGATAGGTTTTTCCGATGGCGCAAATATACTTAAAAAGTTTGCTCAAGAGACAGCCTCCCCAGAAGTCGTTACCGCTCCGACATCAGCTCCTACAGAGCCAGTTGCTGCTCCGGTCGCTACAGATGAATCACCAGAAAAAACTCCAGAGCAAATCGCTGCAGAAAAGAGAAGTCAAGATCGTCAGAACGAAACTGTTGGCGAAGAAATGATAAAAGAGGTTGCTCCACTTCCGGGACCTATGCCAAATGAATATGATAAAGTTCTTGGAACATCGGTAAACATAGATGATGCTTCCAAAAAGCTAGAGCAAATAGCAGGAATGTTATCCGATCGAAGGGTAATCAGATTCTTGGCGGAATTCGATATTATGTTAGATAAGATAGGTATCGCATCAATGTTCCCTGAGCTATCAGAAGCTCAGAGTAAGCTCATCGATTCTTACTCTTATGCACTAGTTAGAGTAACCAAGATGCTTGGTATGTTATCTAATAATCGTGCAATTATGGAGTTGGCCTCTGGAGGCAAGCCATCCGAAACCGAGCCTGAAGAGGCTCAGGAAGGCGCCGAAGGGGCTGAGGCGGTCGAGACACCGGCAGCACCCTCGGCGGCAGCTACAGCGCCAGTTTCAGGCCAGCCAGCAACACCAGCGCCCGCTCCAACGGCATAGGCTAAGGATTAGAAATGGGGGATTTCTACAAAAAGAATTACGAAGACTTTTCGCTGCTGACTCGGCTTCACAGAGAGTATCTTATTGGTAAACCATATCTCGTTGGGGGCGCCGTAAGAGATTATTGCTCAGGTTTATCATTTGATGAAATAAAAGACTTTGATATAACAACTATGTCAAATGATTGCGTCAGACTATCCATTCTTTTTGCATCGATAAGAAATAAAACTTTCAAGATGTTTAAAGATAAGCACGTATCTATACTTGATGAGTTAAAAAATTATGATTTTAGCTCCAATGTAATTTATTCCAATGCCTCTGATTATGTTAATCAGAACCATCCTGAAAAAATAAAATTTAAAGAATCTTTTTCAAGAGATTTTACAATAAACAGTATGCATCAAGATTTCTTCTCTGAAAAGATTTACGATCCAACCGAGCTAGGACTTCGAGATATTTCCGATAAAATAATCAGAACCCCATGTCCCGCAAGAATATCTATAGGTAACGACAAAAGAAGAATATTTAGGGCCATACATCTTGCCGTTAAGATGGGGTTTAATATTCATGGCGATATAATAGATTATTCTAAAAATATATATTCTAAAGAAGACGAGAACGATACTGATGACTTTTCAAAATCTTCCGAGATAAACAAAGCAATGATGATAGATCCGGAGGCCACATTCTTTTATATAAAAGAGATGGGACTTTACAAAAAAATTCCTCTCGTTGGTCCATACAAAGAATATATAATACGGAAGGGTCTGCTTCTAGACTATATGTCATAGCAAAAATTTTAACAATATATTAATATATTTTGGTAATTTATAAAAATGCTAAGAGGAAAGATAAAAACCTGTCCATTTGGGCTTCAGATACCTGGAGCCTGTAAGTCTGTTGGAAAATCAGTCTTTGAAATGATTCCTTTGAACTCTGAGGATACAGAGGCACATAAGGAATATAATCAAAGAGTATATGTTTTAAATGCAGAAGATGGCAGGGCTTGTCCTTATGCAAATATTATATTAGAGCAAAAGAAATCTGTTGATTGTAAGTTTGGAGAGGGTGTCTCAAGTAATAATTCTGCTAATATACCTATGGACGGAAGCCCAATTTATCCCCACATGTATGTCGGCAACACTTCTAACCCAACCCATTCTTATCCGTTACCATATTATGCCGATGATAATATTAGAACAGTTTATTATGGACTTATCAGTCTTTTACCATAAAGTGGAGAATTTATGAAAGATAACAATTTTTATGTCGTAGCTTTTTCTGAAGAATTAAAAGATTCTTCGGGAGCAAATCCACAAACATCTCAGGTATCTTACGCAGAGGATTCTTCAGGCTTAAACCCCGTAAAGGTAGAAGAGATAGTCTTCCAAGAGAAAATTCCAGGAAGCGATGCTCTTGTAAATTCGGCCGATGACCAGGAATCTGTTGTAATGGATCATCCACCAGAGGATTTTATCAAAGACTGGAAAGAAAATAATAACGTAAAGAGCTTTATGAAATATGTTGAATCCATGTATCCAGGTGGCATTCCAAGTCACGATGGAAAGAGCACTCTTGGTTGCGAGAGAGCAATAAGATTCCTCGATGGTATAAACAAAGAAATTTCATCGGCAATAAAAAAGGATATGGATAACATTTTAGATGTCGTGAGACTCGAAGAAGTAAGAGTTTCGATCATGAAAGATCTTATAGTCCTAAAAGACCATCTGACAAAATTAAAATCAGAGCTGAAGGGCATGAAAAAGAGCGCCAGCCTAGATAAGGAAGCCTTTGAGGGCATGGACGAATCTATAGAAATTGTTTATGACAAAATGATTGGCGACGAAGCCATGGAGAAGAAAGCATTTTCTCCAAAGCTAAGAGTTGTAGTAACTCCATTTGAAAGAGCAATATCTGGAATATTGATAAACTCAGTTGTTGCCGGAGGAAAGCCTTTCGAGCAAGTATTTGATTTTCTAAAGAAAAAATATGATCTAACTGAGAGAGACGAACTCTCTATAATGCAGGTTGTTATGGATAGCGGCTTTCCAATCTTCAAAGATCGTGGAACATTCTCTCATGACCCCGAGAAGTCTGGAGAGGAAAACTACGGAATTGAATTTATAAAAAATTATTTCTCATAATACCTATTGGACTTAAAATGACAAAAATAACAAGAACAGATGAGGTTGAGAAATACAACATAACCGTTGATTGGTTAGACAATTTTGCCAAGAATCTTCCAAAGATTGCAAATGTTGCGCCGCCGCCTCCACCTGGAGTTTTTCACAGAAATGAAAAATTCGCAACAATTGAAGATAAAATGAAGGATATCATGAGCAGAGTTGGCTTTGAAACCTTCACAAACATAAAGGAAGGTTCTGAAGAAACCAATAGCAAGACCGCTTCCAAGGAGTGCTCCTGCGGCAAGGGTGCATCTTGTATTTGCGATAAAGTTAGAAAGGTTGATGAGATAAAAAAATTCATCTCAGATATGCTTTCAAGCGAGCCACATTTAGATCAGCTAAATGTCATTCAGAGATGTCGTGATAATTTCTCAGATATGGATCAGCTCAAGATAGATCTCGACAAACTGAAGAGATTTGTCGCAAGTATCAAAAGTAAGATCCCATCAGCCAGAGAACCTATAGTTTATAAACAATTGGAAGTAGATCCAATGCAGGGGGATGATATCGCAGATTATTATAATCATGCGATGCCAATTCAAAAGTAGTAATATGTCTCTATGAATGAATTAAAAAAGAAAGAGCAAGAACTATTTGATAATATAAAAAGCAACTTTCTGGATTTAGACCCAGCCTACTTTATCCAAAATAATTTGAGACTCGATGGAGAGGAGTTCCGAATTATTGGTAACGGCTGGAAATTCATGGTTGACATTTATAGATATATAGGTCTGCAATCAACTCAGAAGATTGGGAAACCAGTTGTAATCAAAAAGGGTCGACAGGTTGGTGCCACTATGATGGCCGCCGCCTTAGATCTATATTTTACAAATGGTGGTATGTTTCAAAATATGAAGGTTCTTCATGCCTTTCCCGCCCTTCATTTCGTAAAGCGTTTTTCTCAGGATAAGTTAGAAAGCTTAATAAGAACATCAAAAGATAACTTTCTAATAAAGAACAAGCTAAAATCAACGAACGCAGCAGACAATCTAACCATGAAGCAGTTTAATAACGGAACTTTATGGATAGATAGTATTGGTGAAGATGCAGACAGAATTCGTGGTATGACCGTTGATGCTATCTTTTTTGATGAATGCTTTCCATACAACACATTTATAGAGACTGATTCTGGAAAAATAGAAATAGGAAAAATATTTGACCTATTTACAAAAGGTGAGCAACTTCCATTTGTAAAAAGCTACAATGAAGAATTGAAGTCTTTTGAATTTAAAAAGATTAAAAATGCTTGGAATAGAGGCGAGAGAAGTTTATTAGAGCTACATCTTGGAAATAGGGTAGTCAGATGTACGCCAAATCATAAATTTTTAACAACTAAAGGCTGGATTATGGCGGAAAATCTCACGATCGGAAGCCTGATAATGTCCTCCCCGGCCACAAAAACATTCGTTAGAAATTTAAATTCTGATCAATTACAAATAGTTTTGGGTTCATTTCTTGGCGCCGGCTCCATTGCAAGTAGTGGAAATGGAAAATACAGGATGAGCGTGATTCATGGAGAATCACAATCAAATTATTGCAAGTGGAAGGCATCATTTTTTGATTCTAGTATTGCTACAATAGAAGAAAATGGCTTTAGTAAAAAGCCGGCCATCAAATTTACTACCAAGTTGTTTGGCTTGAATTCGGCTTTACCAAAGAATAAGGTTAGTTGCCCTCAATGGGTTTTGGATAGCCTTGATGAAAGAGGTATTGCCATATGGTTTATGGATAATGGTAGCGTTAAAAAATGGGGTGAATCCGGCTCTGTGTGTTTATCAACCCGTTCTTTTGATGAAGATTCACAGAAAAGATTCGTTGAAAAATTTAAGTCACTTGGAATAGATTGTCACTACAAATCTTATCTTTCTGGTGCAAAAAAGGATAAGAAGTATTATTCAATATATTTTAATGAGGATAGTTTTAAGAAGTTATCCGAACTAATTTCTCCATATGTTCATGACAATATATCATATGAAATTCTAAACACTGATAATGATAAATATGAATGGAATGAAGGAAAACTTGTAACTAGTGTCACATCTGTTGATAAAATAATAAAATTAGATTACAAAGAAGTTGTTTATGATATTGAGGTTGAGGACAACCACAATTTTATCGTAACTACTTCAAAAACTAGCAAAAATCTTGGAGGAATAGTAGTCAGCAATTGTCAGGACATGTTTGCACAGTCAATTGGAAACGCAACAAAAATATTGACCGCAGCAAAATATGGTCCTGTTGGCACTGGCGTTCAAGTTTACTTTGGAACACCAAAGGAAAAGAATAGTTATTTCTCATCCATGTGGGATATGTCTGATCAGAGATATTATCATCTTGGCTGCAAGAATTGCAAAGGGACTTATCCTTTTTATCTTCCCGAAAGCAGAGACTGGTTGGACATCTGGGTCTCCGGTTACACAATAAAGTGTCCACTTTGTTCCTGCGAACAGAATAAAGTAGATGCAATTGAAAACGGCATGTGGGTAGCCTCAAGAAAATCAGAGGATTGTAAATTCGTAGGTTTTCATATAAATCAGCTATATATCCCTTACTTTACAAAAGAAAATATTCTAAACCTTATGCCTGAAAATAACCCACTTCAGACAGATAGGATTTATAAGAACGAGGTTGTTGGAGAATTTTTCTCTGGAGCGGGACTTCCAATAACTAGGGCTGAAATATATGAAAAATGCCGAGATGCAGATCGTTCTCTTGCCAAAAGGATTTTGCCCAGAGAAAAGACAACTTATCTTGGAGTTGACTGGGGTGGCAAAGACGATGATAATTCCTCCAACGTGGGTCAGTCATACTCCTGTGTTGTTATTCTTTCTGCTATGCCCGACGGAACACTTCTTGTTGAGCATGCCCATAAATTAAAGAAGCAAGACTTTGATTATAAGAAAGAGACAATAAATGAGATGTATAAAAGATTTGGGGTAAAACTCGGCGTGTCTGACTGGTTCTTTGGTCAGGACGTTGTTCATGATCTTCAAAGGCATTATGGCGATAAATTTTTAGGCGCCCAGGGAAGCGGAAATTTATTAAAGCCTCTGAAATTCAGAGATGACGAATTGATAGTCTCTTATAATAAAGATCTTTTGGTTGAAGAAATCTTTGATAACTTTAGAAAAGGAAAGATAAGATTTCCGTGGAAAAGCTTTGAGTATATTGAATGGCTCATCGATCATTGCACGTCTATGGAATCATCCATCAGAGTTGTTGGTGGTCAGCCGATAAAAACATATATAAAGGGTAATTCGCCTAACGACGGTCTTATGGCACTTATGTATGCCTATATGGCATATAAATTTGATTTAACTAAAGGTTTTACTATTAAACCAGGTATAAATAATAGCGAAACTGTTATGCCAAAACCAGTCCTGGCTCATGTGACAAGAAGGATGTAAAAAATGAGAAGAGTTAGTAGGCCGCCATCTGAATCTCAAATTTCAAAATATGCCTCCGAGTCTCTTAGCGAGATTAGAAGGGCACAAATTTCAGAAGTTGTTAACAAAGCTGAGGCATCAAGCTTAGTTCCCAATGCGGCAATTGCTCATAGCACTAACTTCAAAAAGCAGGGCTCAATCGCTTCCCCAATGGGGCCTTTGAAAACAACACACGACACAGATCGTATGGCACCTGATGTTTTCTCGCCCCTATTCTTGCTTGCAAATCTAAATTTGCCAAGAGATCGCGTAACGATGAACTCTTGGAATCGTATCTATTACGATACCAATCCAATCGTTAGAAACGCAGTAAACCTCCACTCATCTTATCCGCTAAGCAAAATAAACATCTCTTGCAAGAATAAAAAGGTTCAGCAGTTTTTCTTGGAGTGGTCTGAGAAAATCGATCTTTATTCAATAGTTTATGGTGTTGCTTTGGAGTATTGGAAGCTTGGAGAGGTCTTTCCTTATTCCGAGCTAGATCAGGCATCTGGAACATGGAAAAGAATAACTATCTTAAATCCAGACTATGTGCATGTTAAAAAGTCTGTAATAGGTGACCAAACTATAGTTTCTCTCATGCCAGATGCCACACTGAAAAGACTGGCGACTTCTAGCGATCCATCGGATGCGGTTATAAAATCCAAGTTACCAACACATATTCTTGATTATGTGAGAAGAAATCAGAATATTCCACTTGATACATTTAACGTATCACACCTAAAACTCCTAAGCTCACCTTATGATATAAGGGGTACTTCAATTATCGTTTCTGTTTACAAAGACTTGATGCTTTTAGATAAAATTCGTGAATCAAAATTTGCTCAGGCCGACGGAATGATTAACCCTATAACTCTCGTCAAGCTTGGCGGTGATGAATACAAACCAACTCAAAATGACATTGAGGCTTTTAGACAGGTTCTTGAGGAAGCTCAATACGACAAAGATTTCAAAATTGTCACTCATAATAATGTCGATATTGCTAGAGTTGGATTCTCCGGCGCAACACTTGATGTGGGTTCGGATTTAGAGTTTATTATGAATAACTTGTATAATGGGCTTATGGCACCAAAGGCATTGTTTGATCAAGAGGGAGCATCCTATGCCTCATCTTCTGTTGGTCTTGAAGTCCTAAGGCAGCGTTATGATATATTCCGAAATATGATTAAAAAATGGTTGGAGCGCAAAATTTTCGCCCCAATGTGCGAGCTTCAAGATTTCTTTGAATATGTTGATGGCGAAAAAAGACTTCAAGTTCCTTCTATCGACTTCAACCATATGAATCTATACGATTTGAATGATTACGTCCAAACCTTAGGTAATTATGTTGGTAATAAGCAAATCTCAGTTCAGACTCTATGCAGAAGCTTGGGTCTAAGCTACGAAGAAGAGCAAAAGAGATTAAGAGAAGAGGCTATTCACGAAGCAATTACAAACAAGGAAAAGAGCATCCTTGGAAACATGAGACTATCGGAACTACTGTCTCTTGACCCAGAAAAAGCAATACCGGAGCCACCAGAAGAAGTCACTCCCGCAGAACCAGCGGCTGGTGGTGGAGGCGGGTTGCCAGGAATGTCATCTTCTCCTGCGGGCGGGGAGCCTCCAACTCCAGCTTAACAACCTGCTAATATTAAAATAAAAACTATGAATAACAAGAAAGCTTTCAATGGCTCTGCCACAACCTCTCTTTATAAAACAAAATCTCCATCTGGAAAGGAGGTAATTTTTACAATTACCGACTTAGTTCAGGGAAAGGGAAAGCTGAAAGATCCGGATGGAGATGGAAAAACAAGCTTTAAACCAAAGAAGTATAAAGCTCATACTATGAGCGAGATGGTGAACAAGCCTGGCTTTGGCAAGACCGAAAAAAAGATAAAAAAGACATCATACAGCTCTAGACCTGCAGATGAATTAGTTGATTTTGCAAACATACCCTCTCTCGTTGGGGGCGATGAAAGCAACACTGAGAATGGAGGGAGATTTGGGTTTATTATGCCTGGAGACTCCTATCCAGTTTCTTCGGGACTCCCGGCGGAGATTAATCCCAAAATAACGCCGGATATGTATAATCTAAAAACATCCATTGAGGATGATGAAAAAATAAGCAATGATATCAGAAATACTCTACACAATCTAAAAAACGTATCGGATGTCTCCGGTAACGTTGTTCTTTCTGATTTTTTAAATTTCTTAATTGTTAAAAATGCTGAAGTTGAAAAAATATCTTATGAGTCACTATATATAGATTATATATACAAGATATATATGTCTGATATGCCTGATTCGAGTAAAAAGATTCAAAAATTTTCCATGGATTTTTCAAAATCAATTAGAAAGCATTTTGACTCAGGATTACCACTAGACAAGGCAAAGGAGTTGGCTTATAAAGAGGTCGTATCTAACATAGGACTTCTCAAGGAGGCTCAGGTTGTTTCTACCGATCCAAAGACGGTTGGCGAGCAAATTTCAAAAATCATCATGATAATGATTTCTAAGTTTTCTATGAATTCAAGGAATAAGGCGAGGGCCAACATAAGAGGTAGGATATCCAACCTTAATGTATCCGAGATGGTTGCTAAGAAAACTCCTGCCGGTGCAGCAATCGGAACGAGTATCGCTCTTGTTAAGAATATATTAAACGGAAAAGATGGTTATTTTATTAAGGCTGTTTTAGAAGAACTAAAGAAACATATCTAGAGGCTACTTATGCGCAAAAATTCAGAATCATTACTAACATTGGAAAGTCAGCGAAATAAAAATTTCGAAACTGCCACCCAAAAAGAGCATGGAAGCGAAATAAGGTATGATTCCGGAGTACCATTTTCTCCAGTGGATTCCTATGAGCAAGGCCATATCAGTGATGTTTCAGATCAAGATCCTGACGTAACTTTGAGCTTGTCAAAAAATTCTTTTCAGAAGACTCTGCAGAAAATAAGCTCATCTGTAGGTAAATATGGAACTGTAATCACCTACAACATAGACCCCGGTAATGATGTAGGCGACTCTGTGATTAAATTTTCTTCAAAGGGAGGAGATGATTTCCTAAGAATTGATCTGAGGAATTCTCCCATTATGAAGAAGTTTTCCGGATTCCTAATTAATCTTGAGGATTTTACACCAGAAGATCAAAAAAGAATTTTTTTCAACATCAGTCAGTATTCGAGACCAGTCTGCAAGGGTGTTATTGTAAATGCAAATAAGAAGTCTGTCGATTATCTCAGCAAGTTAGGCTTTGAAATAAAAGAGAGCGATCATAATGATGGTCTTTACTACGTAGAGAAGAATGAGATTTCAAAGGTCGCATCAATAGAAATATCTGACTCAAAAAGTCTCGATGGAAAAGCCTGGTTTATTTGTGACGTTGCATCAAATATAGAAGACAAAATTGCAGGACTTCAAACTTACCCTAGATTAAAATATGGTTCCGGTCTGATTTTCCCATACGACAGGCCTCAAGATGTAATGTATCACATGGGGACAGTGGATTTTCCAATTGACATAATTTTTATCGATGCAGACAATAAGATAAAGAAGATCTGCAAGAATATTATTCCGGGGACAATCGGCAGTTTTGGTGCAGCGAATATTTCATGCGTTCTGGAAGTTCTCGGAGAAACTTCCGATAAATTAGGAATAAATGTTGGCGATAAAATAACTGTATCCTCAGTAAATGGCGAACAGTTTGAGAAGTACTCTTCGACAAAGGAGCTGACTTCTGATAGGCCAACTTATCATCGTATAACAAAATTTTCAAATAAAAAAATTGAATTTAAAAATTACGATATAATTAGTGGCACCAGTCCTTTCTCCATCCCTCCCCTATCTAAAATTGCTTCTAGCAGTGATTTTAATTCAAATGTTTCTATCTTTGATTTTGATCAAATCATCTTCGATAAGGATGCAAAAATAAAGATATTTAAAAAATCTTCCCTATCTAGCAAAGGCGAGTCCTCCAAGATTATCGGATTGAAAGAATTTCTTTCCAAGGTGGGTCAATACAAAGATTATTCGGTTATCCCAAATAAATTGGGTAGCTTTTCTAATTTTATGGCAAAAGAAAGCAACACGAATCCTGAAGCAAGAAGAATAATTTATGAATTAAACAAAAGCATTGCTTCCGGAGATAAAGTTGTATTCGCAACTAGAAATATAGAAAATTCAGATCTTTTAAAGAAGCTTATTCTGAAGAGGGCTGAAGAAGAGCTTTTGGTTCATCCTGATCTTTGGGCCAGCGAGGTATTTACAATATCAAATGATTTAGAACCAAGCCAGATCATAAGAGTTGCGTCCGAAAGATTTGGTGGCAAAAACTTTAGATACATCTCTTCGGCGGAATTCAAGAAAGTTTCTGGAATACCTATTCCAGATTCCATAAAGTCTGAGGCAAAAAAGGCTTACTTGAAATTAAAAAAATCTTTAGATTTAGTTTCAATCGTATTAGATAAGCTACAAGCTAATAATCAAGAATTCTCAAAAATAAAAGATAAGCCCGAATTAATAAAAACCTACAAAGGTGCTTATCAGCAGTCTTGCCGAAGAAACGCAAAAAGAGTTTTTGACGCTCTATCTGTCATCAAATCATCTCTACAGATAATGAACGAGATTAAAGATATCTCATCTGTATCAGAAAAAATAGACTCTTTGACGATTTCCTGCTCTCAATACGTCGATGTTGTTGAGGAGATCTTTGCGCTTGTCGATAAAATATCCGAGCCAGAAGTATTTATCGCAAAACTAGCTGAAGATACAGAGAAGTTTTCCAAATCAACCGAAGATCTTGAGAACAATATAAATAATTTTATTGATTATATTTCTCAAAATATTTTAAATCAAAAAGTTTTAACAAAATAGGTGACCAATGTTTTTGAAATACGGAGATACAACAAACTCTACTTCCGTTGAAGATTCCTCAGAAGTTTGCGAGAATTGCGGTAATAAGTTACTGATAATAAACGATAGAAGCGTCTGCAGATGTTCAGAAAATCCTGATTATAAAAAATCAAGTGATTTTTTTACACAAAAAAAATTTTCAACTAATTTAGAAGAATAGTTTGTAAAATAACAGGGAATTTTAATGTTTAAAAAAGTAGGATACAGTTCCTCGGAGATCACTCCTTTAAGTAGCGAAGCAGTTCTTGCTGATCCAGTCATTGTGGATCGCATGACGAAGCTTGCTCACGAAATTAAGTCTATAGCCCCAAAGTCAGATGACTTTCTTTATTTCTCTATTATATTCATTAAGGCCGCCGAGTCAGCCCTTATAGATGAAAAGGGAGATCTCAAGAAGGTTGGAAGAGAAAGAGCTTGGGGATACTTTGATGACAACTGGAGATGGCACGGTAACGTTCGCCCACACAAAAACAGCAATTCCGATATTTTCCCCGAAGCAGAGCTTAAAAAAGCCGCAAGAGATTGGATTGGAAAACCTCTATGCAAGGATCATATCTCAGATTCTGTTGATGGTATAAGAGGAATTATTCTAGATACTCATTACGACGAAAAGCTAAAACAGGTCGTTGGCCTCTGCGCTCTAGATCGCATAAATTATGCTGATTTGGCAAAGAAAGTTGAGACAGGTATAGTAAGATATGGTTCGATGGGAACCGCAGTAGAAGTATCTGTTTGCTCCGAATGTGGAAATAAAGCAAAGACCGCAAAAGAATATTGTGATCATGTCACAAAGAGATCTGCTTGGGGCGAAATAAACGTTGGATTGAAGCCAATTGAATACTCTCTTGTTGTTCAGCCTGCGGAAGCTGGTGCGGTCCTATTGAAGTGTATAGCATCGCTAAAAAGCTATCGTGATGAATTCGTAAACTATGGTGTAGATAATTTCGAAGAAATGTTGGGCAGCCTATCTTCAGAGCAAGCTCAGCATCTAAACACGATAGTCAAGACAGCTTGTGGTGATGAAGGTTGCTCCATAACAGAGAGAAAGAAAATCATCACAAGTTTCTTAACCAAGAATAATTTATTAAAAGTTGCATCCACAGACGCCCCAGTTGTACAGGGCTCCCCACAGAATATGGAAAATTTTACATCAGGACAAACTACAAATCCAATAACTGGCTTGGTAGGATCTGATGATTTTGACGTTAAAGACTATACTGGCGCTTCTGGCTCACTAATTGCTTCACCTAGCGATTCAAATGAATTTCAGGCTGGAGGAGTGATTCCAGATAATACTTGGGATGCAAAAAAAGCGTCAGTATCTAAGTTTGCAGCAGAAGAAGAAAATGATCATTTTAACAAATCAATGTTATCGTCAGTTTTGGAGGATATAATGAGTGAGTCTAGTTTAAGAAAGCGTGCTGAGCTAAGAAGAAAGTTAGCTTATCACCAGGGTGGTTCTGATAAGGCCGTTGAGCCAGCAACCTTCAAGAAAGAGACCTTCTCTTTCGAGGCAGACAAGCAGATGCATCAGGATGGTAAGATGGGCGGCGCCGAAGGCAGCTTCCCAGGAGACCAGGACATCAAGCAGAAGCTCAGCAGAGCCCAGCTTGAGGAAAGAAGACTTCGCCGTCTTGCTTACTTCCAGGGCGCCTCTGAGGGTGCTGAGCCAAAAACCTTTAAGTCTGAGCCCTTCCCATTCGATGAAGACAAGCAGATGCATCAGGATGGCAAGATGGGTGGTGACAAGGGTATGTTCCCCGGCGATCAGCAGCTAAAAGAGAAGATGAAGAGAGCTTCTTATGAAGGTCCAGCCCTCTCCACCAAGCTAAGCTGGGCCCCAGCCCCATCCGGTCAGATCAACAAGTCTGCCGCAGTATTTGAGGTTTTTGCTGGCGATAAGCGTGTTATCGCCGCAACTGGCTCCGAAATCTTCGGTGACGAGCTATCCCAGAATTGGGATTGGTTCACCAGCAAGGAGTATGGTCAGGAAGTCTGCAAGCAGATCAGAGCTAGCGGCCTAGATCACGTAACTATGCTTCTAAAGGGCGCACAGGAGATGCCACCAGCACCCCCAATGGGTCCAGAGGCTGGCGCACCACCCGCTCCTCCAATGCCACCAATGCCACCAATGGCTCCTCCTGCCGGTGAAGCTCCCGAGATGTCTGATGAGGGCGATGACTCCCCTAAGAAGACTGTTGAGGACGCTCTCGTTTCAATCGAAGAGGCAGTCGCCAAGGCTAGAGATGCACTCGGCAAGATTGAGGGCGGCGGCAAGGTAACTGTCAATATTGATGCAGACCAGGGCGCTGCAGACGTTGAGTCTGGTGGTGAGGAAGTCAAGCTCTCTAGAGAGATTTCTCAGCAGCTTAAGGTTGCTCTTGCAGAGTTGGATGAATCTGCTGACGAGCTAGCCATGATCGCAGAGACCTATGAGAATGCTCATAGACTATCCTCTGAGAACGTTGCAGATCTCAATAAGATTGCTCGTGACTCACTAAGAGATGCAGATAGAGCTCTCGGTCAGACCTCAGCACTAACCAAGATGGCATCCTCCCTTTCTCAGGTTATGACCAAAACCGCAAAGGTCGTTTATGCAGAAGACTATCAGACCATGGCTGACGATTCTTCCGACATGAGCTCCGAAGTTGGCGACATGTCTCACGACATGCACGACATAATTGGTCAGGCTGACGACTCCGATGATGAAGTTCAAGACCTAATCTCTATGGCCATGGATCTAAGAAGAGCAAGAAGAGAAGAGATTCTTGTTCAGGCTGCAAAGAAGAAGGCTCCTGCTGCAAAGTCGGCCCCAGCAAAGCCATCTAAGGCTAAGGGTAAGGCCGAAGAGGAGGAAGAGGCTCCAAAATCAAAGAAGATGAAGGACGAGGAGCCAAAGAAGTCCGAAAAGGCTTCGAAGAAGGAAGAGCCCAAAGAAGAGAAGTCTGATGACGCAAAAGAGAAGAAGACCGCCTCTCTAAAGGAAATTGTTTCCGAGGCATTCTCCACAAAGAAGGCTGATCAGGACCGCGAAGTCTACAAGCTAAAGCTCCGCAGAGCTTTTGACGTCGCCCTTGAAATGCAGAAGAAAGGCCTAATTGGCATGAGCAAGACTGCTCTAGACAAGCAGGTCGATGACATCATGGACTTCGATGACCGTGCTTTCGAAGCTTTCAAGAGAAGCGTAGCTAACGCAAAGTCTATTTCTTCCGTAAAGATTGCAACAGATCTTGGTGGAGTTAATGTTGGTGTTGAGTCCTCTGAGCAATCACCATCCAAGTCATCTTCCGACATCCTAAAGATGCTCTGGGAATAAGGAGATAATTATGTTTAATAAATACGCTGGCGACACTATCGCCCAGGAAATGTTAAAACTAATTAAGTCCGCCTCACATCCAGAGCATATGGATGCTGATGACGATGCTTCTGATAAGAAGGTCCATCATGTTGATGACGATGCTTCTGACAAAATGATGCATCATATGGATGATTCTGCTCTAGATTCAAACGAGGATCTATCAGATGATTCTTCTGATTCCTCAGACGAGTCTTGGGATTCTTCTGACTTCCTTCTATCTGATGAGTCATCTGATGCTGATGACGACTCTTTAGACGGACATATGAATTCCATGGCAGACTATATGGATGACGATCTTATGAACGACTCCGATGACTCTCTATCTCATTATGCTGAAGCCTCCGAAAGAGATGTATATCTAATGAAGGGTCTAGGAAAGATTGAGGCAAGTCTAAGAGCCAAGGGCGAGGGATTTGCCGCAGATCTAGTGAGAGTCACTGCTTCAGAGATCAGAACTGATATCGTTAAGCAGGCCGCTTCTCGCAAGAACGTTGTTCGTGAATTAGTTAAGATGGCTTCAGATCTAATTGATTCTGGAGACCTCAAGGCTGCTTCTTTGGTAAGGGATGCTATAACTAAGATCAATAGATGATAAAAGTTTCCCGATGAGTATAATAAAGGGGAGATTTTTCTCCCCTTTATTATTTTTTATTATTAAGAAGAGGACTCATGTTAAAAGTAATTCACTCCGGTAACGCAATGCCTATGAGCTTACCTGTTGATCCCACTGCGGAATTTCAACCAGGTATGTTTGCTCAACTAAAACTAATTGGAAATGATATAGTGGCTGGTGTGTCGGATGGAACTGCGCCACTAGGAATTATTGATGATGTAAGGACCACTTCTTTTACAAAAGCCCAGATAGATGAGATTGTTCAAATTGAAGTTGCTGATAATAACATTGCTATAGATGAAAATGGAAACAGGGTAAATATAACCGATGTAAATTCTCCCCTAGAACATCCGCATATTATTCAATCAAGCTTTACCTCCAGCGTATCCGTCTTCTTAAATTATGTCAACGGAATTATTTCGGTCCCGGCCGGAACGCCATTAAATCATGATTATGATGGAGACGGTGCGTTTGATGGTTACAAGGTTGTTGTAAATTATATTTATAGAGTCGCAACAAAACCAGGCGACGATAGCACGATATCATCTGGAAGAGTTACAATTCATTATCAAAGAGGTATCTACGCATCAGACCAGTTTGATACAACTCAAATTTATCCACTCAATGCAACGCTATACATCGGTCTTGATGGAATGTTAACATCAAAACAACCAACCGAAAATCATCCCGGCGTTGCAATTTGTACTGGTCCACCATCAGCAACAATAGGAAGTTTAGAATTTCTCTTACTATAACCTATTTTTCTTCATCTTTGAAACTACTATTATTTTTTTAGTAAATTGGATACGGAGTTTTTATGTCTAAATTTTGGGCCAAGGAAGATAGAAGAGCCTGGGAAAATAGCGAAGTTTTTTCAGAATTTGAAAAGACAATCTTAAATAATATTCAGAAACTTTCTTCTGGAAATTATGCTATAAATAAAAGTGCTCAATCAGGTCTTGTTGAAAAAACAAAGCAGGTTCAGGATCTCACCAATGCCGTAAATGAGGCAAGCAAAGCAATAAAAAATTCTGGACTAACTTCCTCCGCTGATGACGGAGAGTCCACTCAAGAAGATTTTCTGATGGCTCACAAAGACAATCCGTATGCGGGCAATTTTGGTCCAAATCCCACTGCAGATTGGGAAGAGGATGATGCAAAAGATCAGGTATTGGACGAGCTAAGAACCTTGGCTTATGATGCCGCAATATCCGGAAATATCAAATTAGCGTATCAAATCGAAAGAACCATTCAAGAAATTTTGGACGAAGAATAATGATAACCAAAACTAATCATTCCGAAGTTTTCAATATCTTTGTGAAAAAAATGAGTGAGAGAACTCGTCAAGGATTTGCTAAGAGTGCTGGTGAAGCGAGTGCTATTTTTGATTTTATTGAAGAATTTGCAAAAATATTTGCAAAAGATTGGAGCGTCTTAACGCCAGCAGAAAAAGCTGTTTTTAATACGACAAGGCTGCCGCCATACAGAAACTTTGTAAATTTCTTGTCGGATAAAGCAACACAAGCATCTATAAAGCCCGGCCTCGAAAGCCTTAAAGGTGTAGATGGATCAAGTACCGAAGTCGTAGAAAAACTCAACCAACTTGCGAGTTCGAAATATAGTTTTGGCTCTGCTGGAGATGCTATAGGCGAATACATCGATCTTCAAAATATAATGAAGAGCGATGTAGGTAATATATCCAACGTACTTACTCCAGAAAAAGTAGGAAAGATAGAGAGGGCCTATAGGTTTTTTGCAGATCCTGATCTTTCAAAAATAATAAAGAGCGAAGCTGATTCGGCAGCCGGAGCACCCACCCCATCTGTAACACCTCCCACCCGTACTGTCGCTGAGCCAGGAGCCGATGCTGCGCAGACTACGACAAAGGCAGAGGCCGAAGCAGAAGCGCAGGCTGCGGCAAGACAAAAAGAGATAGACGATCTTAAGCCCAAAGCGCAAGAGACCGGAGCTGATGGAAAGCTAACTCCCGAAGCTTTGGAAGCGCAAAAAAGAATACAAAAGTTAACTCAGGAAGCTAAGGAAGCCGAATTACTCAAGAAAATCAAACAAGATAGAGAGTTGGCTCGTAGTGATTTAAGCAAGGCATTTAGAGATCTGTTTACAATCAGCTCTATGAAAGCAATATTTTCAACAACCCTATTTCTCGGATCCATAGGGGCAATTTATTATTACTTTAGTTCCGCAACACAATCAAAGAGAGAGAAGATATCCTCGTACCTCGTTCAATCACAGGGCTGTCTCGATTCAATCGACACCATTTCAGGAACAAGGGCAGAGTCCTTAAAGATGGCATTGTCATCGGATCTCCAGAAAATAAATCAAATGAGCTCCATGACATCAGGAAGTGTTACAGAAGAATTTGTTAGAAATTATGGGGAGCTTATAGATAAGGTTGGCGGAACTGGTAGCGGATCTATTTTTGAGTTTGCAAACCATCTTCAGGCAAATCCGGAAGAGATAAACGGTGGCTTCTCCGTCACCGTCTCAGAAGCATTTTCTTGCATAGTAACAAACTTTAATGCAGCAAAATCAATTATTATGAATCTTGCAACCGAAGCAGTGGAAAGAGGAGGTCGTTCAAGCGGCGGACAACCTTATTCTGATGGTTCTGGAACCTCTTCCGGAAATGCCATCTCTGGAACAGTAACTCTTTCTGATGGTTCGACACATACTGTTGATATAACTACTAAGAAACCCTCTATCCCACCCAAATTTATACTTTTCTTTCAGGACGGCAGAAATCCGTTCTTTTCTTCTCCAACTTTTACAGCGTTCGTAGATCCAGATGGGTCCGGATTAGTCCCCAATGCCGTAGGAAAACCACTCAATGGTAACGGAAGAATTGCTGCAGCAATAAAATATTGCTACAACAATGGAATAAAAAATGAGGGAGATCTTAAAAGAGACATCATTAAGTCTATAAATTCAGGACTCAGCCCATTAAGAAAACTTTTTAAGAATGAACCTGAACAAAAGGCATTTGAAAAATTAATTAAAAAGTATAAAGGAGGCGGAGGCTCTTCTTCTGAATCGCTTTCTGATGATGGTCTTAGCATGAGTAAATCTTCAGATTATCAAAATAATTTTTCAGATTCTATTAATAAAAAGAGTTCAACTATGAACAAGCTCGCCTTGTCAAAAGACAGAATAACTTACCACGAGGATGCCGTAAAGGACCTTAAGGATAAATTAACAAAATCTTATTATGCAGGCTTAGATAGTATGTATAGTGAGAAGCCAAAAGCTCAAAAGACAGACCTAAAAGATCTGTATGGATTTCAAGAGGAAACCGGATACGATTTACTTTTAGAAGCCCATCCAAAATCTACCTATCTAGCAGAAGCCATGGGCGACGGCGGATTAGTGGAGAATGGTTTAGAGCAACAGGTTAAGTCTGAGGCTGTCGCTCTCAGTACACCTAGTGGCAATTTTCGGTCAAAATATGCAGAAACCCACGCTTATTTAAACAAACTATTGAAGGTGGCAGAAGCTCAAAATAAAACCGAAGTTTCAGATCTAATTAAGCAGACAATTAATCAGTTTTTTAATTAACTTTTAGGAGTAACAAATGGCATTAAAACCACTACATCCTGGCTACCTACCCCTCGGCCAGTACGATCTTAAGGATACTGTAACCTCCCTCGTTGGCGGTGAAGTTGGCGTATTTGAGACTGTCGCTTCTGGCGATTACTACGCTGCTGACGCTGGCGGTCTTTCTATCGCTCCAGACGTCAAGCTAACCACCGGTCAGCCCGCCGCAGGCGAGCTATACGGCCTCCTCGATGAAGGCACCAGCGGTTATGGCACCCTCTACGGCACCGTCATTGGCGGCACCGCAGGTCAGGGCACCGGCTTCGTCTCTGGCGCTTACGCTGTCTCTGGCGCCACTGGCGCTGTTGTCGTCGGTCCAAAGACCTTCTTCGCTTCCGGCAAGGCCACCCTATGGTCCATGCCAGGTCTATATGGCGTAACTGCAGATGCTTTCGGCGCTCTACCAGCTTCCGTTAACACCAAGCTCTACGCTGTTTCTTCAACCGGTCTTCTCTCCACCGCTTCCTCCGGTCCACAGGTCGCAGTATTCGTCAATACTGTTGCTGATAGCTCACTCGTTAGCACCACCGCCGCTGCTGCAACCGGTGCATCACTCGCAACCCCAGAATACTACGCTGTCTACCTCTTAGGCGTGTCTAAGTAATTAAATAAGGATAAAAAGGAGAAAAAAATGTCTAACATCTTCAATACTCATGGCGAACTAAACGCCAGCAACGTAAAAGAGGCACTTCAGCAGATCGTAAAATACGCATCTATCATCGAAGAGCTTCAGCCATCCAACTCTGTTGTCGCTTCTGCTCCATCTCTAAGCGATGACCAGAGAGACGATATGATCAAGCAGGCTCTCATGACCCAGGAGGGCAAGATTGCTCTAGGTCAGGCTATGGCTACCCCCATCCGCCGCAACTTAGACTATCAGGGCGTTGGTCGTAAGGCCCTCGTCGTTGATCCTCTACCCCAGGGCGCACTACCAGTCTACGATCGTGATATCGACGTAGCCGCAGTAGTCGTTTCCTCCAATGGTTCTGCTCCAGAAAGCCGTGTATTCGGTGATCGCGTCACAGTTCCAGAGTTCGAAATCGTCTCTAACCCCACCGTCCGTATTGCTGAAGTCAAGCGTCGTCGTTTCAACATCGTTGACCGTGCTCAGCAGAAGGCTCGCCAGGAAATCCAGGCTCAGGAAGATGCCAACGTCTTCGCAGCCCTAGATTTCGCCGGTGACACCTCCAAGGGCGGCGAGAACGATTCTCAGACCCTCGATGTAAGCTCCAGACTCGGCCAGCTCGCCAAGGACGGTATGCTCAACCTCAAGCGTCAGATCGATCGTTGGGACCTCGTTACCTCTAAGTACTTCCTCAACATCAATGAGTTCACCGACATCCTAAACTGGGAGTCCGCTGGTGCAGCAGGTAGCTCAATGGTTGATCCAGTCACCCAGAGAGAGATTCTACAGACCGGTCTCTATGGCCAGATCTTCGGCGCCGATATCATCGTCTCCAAGATCGTTCCCGCTGGCAAGGCTTTCGCAACCGCAGAGCCAGAGCTAGTTGGTGTCATGCCAGTTCGCCAGGACATCGAAGTCCTCCCCGCCGATGAGCCCAAGCAGCTCAAGCTCGGTTGGGTTGTCTCCGAGATCATTGGTATCGGTATCGTCAACCCCCGTGGCGTCGCCACTGGCACCGTCTCTGCCTAATCTAATTTAGTCAGGAACACTTAAAGGGGGCCAAAAGCCCCCTTTATTTGTTTTGGGGGTTAAAGAAAATGAATAAAGCAAGATTAAAAAATAGGTTAGTTTTTAAAAATCTGGTTCAGAAGAAGTCATCAGATCCTGGCGGACTAAAGCATCGCCGAGATACCAATTATGTACCTCCAGATTCAGTTACATCTACAGAGAGTGATTTTAGCGATATATTCAATGTTGAAGAAGAATTAAATGGAATTGAGCCAAGCAATAATCTATATAATGAAGTATATCAAGATAAAAAAGATGATGACAAATAGATTAAATTTGTATAATTACTGGTAATATATCCCTGTGGTTGTGCAATTCTACTCATATTATAGTTACTATCATAAAGAGTGTAATATTACATGGATAATGAAGTCAAGAAATTTATAACATCAGATCTTTCGTTGGCGGCATTTTTAGCAATGAAAGGTCTAGAGTTAATTAAGTGCGGAAAAACTCCATCCGGAAAATTCGAATTTATCTTCAAAGATTCGGAGGATGTTGGTCCAAAATACTCTGTCGAATATCTGAACAGCGATTTTTGTAAGTTCGATAATCATGTTAGAGTTATTAAAAAAATGCTTTATAGAAATTAATTTTTTAAAATCTACTAATATTTATGTAACATTGGCATAATAGCCGTGATTGGATTTTTGTAATTAATAAGATTTGTCTTTTATTGAAAGATTATGTTGCGAAAAATAATATTTGGAAATAAACTATATTATTTTTTTCAATAATAAGTGGCAACACTAGAATCAAATAATGATTCTCAAAGTTCAAAGTATAGTTGCAGTTACAGAGATAGTTATAGAGTAACTACTTTCAATATTTAGGAATTAATCAAATGGCAAGAGCCTTTAATACCAAAATCTCAGGTGACCAGATCACACTTGAGGAGCGCTCCGGTCTTGGCACCGGTGGCTTAACTACAATTGACGCAACTGGCGCACTAGCAGTAGACTGGAACGTCGTACCTGATAAGAGCTCCGTAGAGTCAGTAATGACCGCAGAGTCTTCCACCAGACTATCTGCTGATAGCTCTCTAACCTCCAGAGTTTCTACCGAAGAGTCTACTCGCGCTTCTGCAGATTCTGTCGAAGTCTCCGTCAGAGCTTCCGCAGATGCATCTCTAGAGTCCAGCCTCTCCGTAGAAGTTTCTACAAGAGGTTCTGCTGACACCTCCCTCACCACTCGCCTCTCTTCTGAGGAAGTAACTCGTTCTTCTGCAGATTCTTCTCTCGCCGTTCTCGTTTCCGACGAAGTATCCTTAAGAGCTGCTGGTGATTCATCCCTCACTGTTCGCCTCTCTACTGAAGAGTCCACCAGAGAGCTTGCCGATTCTTCTCTCACCGTTCGCGTTTCTTCTGAAGAAGTTGCACGTTCTTCTGCAGACTCTGTAGAAGCTTCTGTCAGAGATTCTGCCGATGCCTCTCTAACCGTTCGCGTTTCTTCTGAGGAAGTAACTCGTTCTTCTGCCGACTCTTCTCTCGCCGTACTCGTTTCTAGCGAAGTCTCCGCAAGAACTTCTGCTGACACCTCTCTCGCTGGCCGTATCTCCGATGAGGTCTCCCTAAGATCTTCTGGCGATGCTTCTCTCGCTGGCCGCATCTCCAATGAGGTTTCTGCAAGAGCTTCTGGCGATGCTTCTCTCGCTGCAAACCTCTCCACCGAGGCTTCTGTAAGAGCTTCTGCCGACACCTCTCTCACCACCCGTCTTTCCTCTGAAGAGGCCACTCGCTCTACTGCAGATTCTTCTCTCGCAGCCCTTGTCTCCGACGAGGTTTCTGTCAGAGCCGCTGGTGATTCCTCTCTCGCCGTTCGTATCTCCGATGAGGTTTCTACTCGTGCATCTGCTGACGATCTTGAGGCTTCAATCAGAGCTTCTGCTGATACCTCTCTAACCTCCAGAGTTTCCACCGAAGAGTCCTCCAGGACTGCAGGCGACAGCTCTCTAGGTATCAGAGTTAGCATCATCGAAGCTGGTATGGTTGCCGGTGTAACCTGGAAGGGTTCATTCGCCACTGTAAGCGCTCTAGAGTCCGCCATGAGTGCCGCAACTCCAGTTGCTGCTGGTGATGTAACTGCTTATAACTCTGTTATTTCAGCAGGTGGCACTCCAGTAATGGAAGGTTGGGCATACTACGTCAAGGACGGTAACGACGCTTATGTTGTCGTCTCCGAAGTTGATGGCGATCTAACCATCTCTACCTGGGGCCCACTCGGTCTGCTCTACTCTCTCGTTAAGTTCGCAGACTACAACGAACTTTCCGGTCTAGTAAGCAGCATTGATACCAGAATCTCCACCGAAGCCTCTACCAGAGCTGCTGCAGATACCTCTCTCACAACCAGACTATCAACCGAAGAGTCCACCAGAGCTACAGCAGATACATCTCTCTCTACTCTAATCTCTAACGAGGTTTCCGTAAGAGCTTCTGCCGACTCCGTTGAGGCTTCTGTCAGAGCTTCTGCAGATTCCTCTCTAATGGGTCGTATCTCTGATGAGGTCTCCCTAAGAAGCGCAGGCGATTCTTCTCTAACCGTTCGCCTATCTTCTGAGGAAGTTGCTCGCTCTTCTGCAGATTCTGTCGAAGCTTCTGTCAGAGCCGCTGCCGATTCTTCACTCGCCGTTCAGGTTTCCAGCGAAGAGTCTTCCAGAATTTCTGGCGACTCCTCTCTAACCACCCGTCTCTCCACTGAAGAGTCTGTTCGTGCATCTGCTGATACCCTCGAAGCATCTGTAAGAGCTTCTGCTGACACCTCCCTAGAGACCCGTCTCTCTACCGAAGAGTCTACCAGATCTTCTGCTGATACTTCCTTCACAACCCGTCTCTCTTCTGAGGAAGTTACTCGCTCTTCTGTTGACGCATCTCTCGCTGGTCGCCTCTCTGACGAAGTATCTCTAAGAGCATCTGCCGATGCCTCTCTCGCTGGTCGTATCTCTACCGAGGTTTCCACAAGAGCTTCTGCCGATACTTCTCTAGAGACTCGTCTCTCCACCGAAGAGTCTACCAGAGCTTCTGGTGACACATCTCTCACCACACGCCTCTCTACCGAAGAGTCTGCAAGAGAAGTTGGTGATTCATCCCTAACCAGCCGTCTCTCCGATGAAGAGGTTGCTCGCGCTTCCGTCGATTCTTCTATCGAAGCAAGACTATCTGATGCCGAAAGCACCATCGCCTCCGCTGAAGCTTCAATTACTGCTGACACTGCTACCAAGGTCTTTATGGCTAGAGTTGGTTCTGGTGGATTCTCTTCTGTTTCCGCTGCAACTAACATCAATCTTGACACTGCATCCGCTCTCAAGAAGACCTATACATTCAACTTCGGACCTGACATCGTTCAGTCTGCACCATTCGTATTCGTACCTGGTCTCGAAGTCTTTGTAAACGGTAACCTCCTAAGACCAGTGTTTGATGCATTTGGAGCCATCAAGGTTATCTCTGCACCAAGCTCTATCTCCTTCTCTGGTCTCAATGGTGATTACCTCTTCTACTCCGACGTAGGCACCGATACCTTCGGTATAGCATTCCCCTTCAAGCTCACCAATGGTGACGAGATTCAGGTTCGCTATAACCTAGTCGGTACAGAAGCAATCGCCTAATTGGCAAAATAAAGCTGTTTTAATCTGATGGAGGGGGTGAGTTTTTCTCACCCCCTCTTTTTTTATTTATTATTCGCCCTATTACTAATTAAGACTTATATTCTAGGAGTCAATATGAATGCTAGAGATAAGTTATTAAATTTAATTTCGCAAATAAAAAATGCAAAAAGTGAAAGTAGTAAGGCTGTTTCTTACTCAGAAGGTTATTTGGACTGCCTTAAGGATATATTGAATGATGATTGTAACGATTTAAATAAAGTAATTATGGTCAAATATGATGGGAAAGTTAGAGAGGAGGTCTACTCTGAAATACTTCCGATTCTTGAGTCCATAAGTGAACAGAATAAACCAGGGCAGGAAGGACCATCTTCAACCGGAATAACTTCCGAAGAAAATACTGAATTTTCCGCAATGCATCCTTCGGACAGGGCTCGAAGCTTTTTAGAGAGAATTGGGAGGGCCTAATATGCCTGTTTATGTCAAATCAAAGAACAGGGTTTGTCAAGAGCGTGCTGAAAATGATGCAAATTTTTATTACAAGCCATTTGAAGAGCTTTTACTGCAAGACCATAGCGAAGCTCTTTCTTCGGAGACAAGGCAGCAGTTGCTAAGACTAAACAAATGGATTGCCGCTTATAAAGACTTTGCGTTCAAATATCACTTTGATAATTTTGTTCAAGCCAACGATATTTATACGAATCCAGATGATGCTATGCGATTTCCTATAAACAACGAAGTTCCAAATGCACCATTTTTAGAGGTATTTGAGGAAATAGATGGCAATAATTAATATAACATCTGGAAATTTTTCAGTTACGGATGAAGGAAATACGCCATATGGAAATAGCGTAATAAGAACTGAAATAAACGGTGTCATACACATCACCGAGGATATAACAAAACAAGTTCTTCCTGGAAAATATAGCTACATTACTTCCTATAGCTTTGTAAGTTCATCATTAGAAGTTTTTGTCAACGGATTAAAAGCTTCTCATGACTTTGATTTTTCAGAAAAAACATCTTTGGATGGATTTGATTTCGTTTTATACGATGGAAATTTCAATCGTTGGCTGCCAGGAACATCCGTAGTTATTGTCAAATATATGAAATCTAGCTGATATTATCTATAAGATATCTATATTTTGTTATGTTCTCTGGATTCTCTGCGGAGAACTTAAATATAACTTCTTTGGCCGATTTTCTATAATTTTCTATATTTTCATCGTGAGTTTCTATGGCCTTCTTTATTTGAGATACGCAGCTATCCGCACTAAATGTTTCGTAAAAATATCCAGCATCCTTACAGAATTCGCTGTTATGAATTACGGGGTGACCAGAATAAAATCCTTCTAGAGTTAGATAATTTAGATCGCAATAAAATTGGTGAGAGAGAATCATTCCAACATAGCCTTTCGCCAACATATTCGGCAGTGGGTATCTTCCCTCTGCCGATATTTTTTTGTTTAAAAATATATCAAAATTTGATGTTATTTCCTTGAATTTAGGGTTATCCTTCAGATGTACAGCATTAAAGATGAGGATTTCCTTTATTATATTTTTATCTTCTCTCTCTAACTTCTCCAAAGAAATTAGAGGATAAATACATGTTTTAATTATGTTTATATTTGATTCAAATATTCCAACTTTGTTTATGTTTGCTTTGTCTTTATAAAAAATATCTAAATTATTTGTTTTGCAATATTTGTTAAATATCTTTGGAGACCAAATATAAGGACAGATTTCAACCCTTCCCTTTGATGTTGTCTCAACAAATCCTTTTGAAAACTCAAAGTGTGGAGAGATCCAAGAGTCTAATCCGCCTCTATTAACCGCAGGATTGCTTTTTGGATTTAAAACTAAGTCCTCCTGCATCAACATCAGGATGTTGCCGTAGTTAATCGTTATTACCTTTATACCTTTCTTTTTTGCATAATCTAATAGGTTATCAGTAACGGAATAACAAACCTCAATAATAAGATCATAATTTGTGATCGTGTCTTTATTTAAATGGAGTATTTCATATTCTTCTATAAATTTTTTCGCATCATCAAATTGAGATACGGGATCAACTCTCTTGTATCCTATCTTTTTTAGAAGTTCAATTAAAAAATAAGCATTTTGAGTTAAACCATTGGACCAAAGTTTAGAGGAGTCCTTGCAGGTCACACCTATCTTGAGTTTTCTCATTTTAAAACACCTTCAATAAGTTCTCTTGTCACTTGTTGGTTCTTCTCATTATAAATAGAAACTTGCTCTAGTTTCGCCTCATAAGAATCAATATGTTTAACTTGATCGAATGATTCCAGCGCCTCAATCAATACGTCGGAACCTTTATTTACATCAAATTCCGGATAGTAATATCCAACATCTTTAAATAGCGGGCTATTGTGAATAAGAAGTCTTTTGTAAAAAAGCGTTTCTAAGTAGACATAATTTTGTTCGTTAAAAAGTTGATTTGAAATAATCGTATTTGCATTGTTATTTTTAAATATCTTATACAATGGGTATCTGCCCTCATAGGAAGATATTTTATTCTTATGTATATTTAAGCACTTAATATAATTCATAAATACGTTATTTTTATCCATCGACTTTGAATTGAAGCAAAGAACTTCCTTGATCAGGTCACTTCTTTTATCGTAAGCCATATCACATATAGCTAGAGGGACCATGCAGTTTTTCAATATATTTAAGTTTGGCTCAACTATAGCTAACTTTCTGAAATCTTCTTTCTTAACTTTCATATCCTGATTATGAAAGCCCTCATCATACATTCTTAATATAGAAGAATCCCAAATGTAAGGAATTACTTTGACGTTAGTTCTTGTTAAAACTTCTATATAATCCTTGAATTTATAGAATTGTTCTGAAACCCAAATCTCTCTATTTCGGAATGGGATATTTACACCTGTAGAAAAATTTTTATTTTCTCCATTTTTTTGAATATATTTTTCCAAATCTATCATAAAAGAGTTTCCATATTTTATAGAAACTAATGGTTTTCCAAGGCTGTTATAATATGAAGTAAGTTTCTCACTTAATGGGTGAGCTACTTCAAGTACAAGGTCAAACTCTCGAATAGAATAGACATCCTGTTTTTCAACTTTAATGTCGACAAGTTTTAGAGAATTCTGTGCTTCTGTAATCAAATGTGGGTCATAACCCATGTCTTCAAGCATCTTATACAGAAAATATATATTTTGGTCCAAACCATTAGACCAAATACTTGCCTCATCTCTGGTTGTAATTCCAACTTTTAATTTTTTCATGCACTTCTCATATATTAATAATTATTGATAGTAGTAGGTGATTTCATGGGTTTAGGAAGCTATTTGCTTGGGGCCGAGGTAAAGATACCGGTGCAAGTAACATTAAATGGAAAGCCGCTAGTTGGACAAGTTCCGACGATAGAAAAAATTATAAAACCAAACGGCTCCCTGGTTCCTGGCCTACCTGCTTTGGCAACAGCCATAGATTCAAGTTCTGCTACATACTATTATAGCTTTACTCCCCAGATAGCTGGAGATTATATTGTTATAATAAAAACAACGTTAAGTGGTGAAGATTACGTTACAATAGATAACTTCACAGTTTCGTCCCAGTCACAAAAACAAGTGATATCTGCACCAAGAGCGGAGCCTAAATAAATGGCAAATACCAGAAGCAAAGCAATTCGTGGACAGGATGTAATCCTTTCCATTCAATATTACGGTATCGACGGTCTACCGACAGATACCGATTCGACTCCAGAGATAACTATAAAAGACCTCAATGGGAATGTGATTGTTGGCCCTACTTCTAGTGGCATAACTAGAGTTGAATTGGGGTTATATCAATATACATATTCTGTTCCAAAATTATCTGATAAGGGCAACTGGACTGATAGCTGGTCTGCACAAATAAATGGAATCTCTGTACAAAACGTATTTCAGTTTCTCGTTGTTGATGAATCTTCTGCCATATCAGGATCTATAAGACTTGGAGATGATGTCAATTTTGACTTTACAGACGCCGAAATTTTAGGCATAAACGTTCTTCTGAAGTTTCTTAAGGCAAGACTTCGCAATTCAGGTAAGAAGCCTAAAAGAGATGAATTTGGCGCAATAATGTACGATTCTTACGGTGAGATCATAACCGAAGAATGCGATGTCTTTTCAGATGATATCCTAATATGTTTTCTCTGTCAGGCCCTTTCTGAATTCAATATGATTCCATTCTTTACAAGTTTTACTTTTGCCGATGAAGTTATTTACAAGTTATTTGCCGCAGCTCTTGTAGAGGGAGCTTATGTTTTTGCAATATCCTCCCAGGCATTAATTGAAAAGGGCAGAGATTTCACCATAAGCGATGGAGGACTCTCTTATCAGCCACCAGCTTTAGGTGACTTCTTACAGACTCACTTTGGTACTTGGCTAAGCAGCTATAGGGAAAGGCTTAAGTTTATCAAGAACAGCATTAGACCTGGACCAAGAAGCTTTGGAACCTATAGTAATTTGACCAGCGGAAGTCCTGCCCTGAATCGCCTTCGCCACGTTCGAGCCAGAAGAATAATATAGATTATCAATACAATAATTATGGATTGACAGCTATTACCATACTTATTGTTCCGATTGAATTATATCCGGCATTAAAAGCAAATCCCCTTCCCATTAGACTTACTGTCGTATCGTCGCATTGAGTCGGAACCTGAAATGGATAAACTTTTACAAAAGGGCTGCCCTGGTTGTATAGTTCGACCAAGCCCGACAGATCAATTTGTCCAACATCTGATGTGCTTGCCAATATAAAAATATAATCTTTCATCATTATCTCCTTTTAAAGTTCAAGTTTGCTATATAAAGATATAAAAGTAATAACTATAAAACTCTGCTAATATTACAGGTAAATAATCATGGATCCTTTTACTATTATAATATCTGGGCTTATAGAAAAGGGTGGCATTTGGGGAATTATTGCGGCCATGATTTTCTTTTGGAATATTCATAAAGAAAATAAAATGTTTGGAAAAGAAAAAAACATAAATGAAAAAGAGAAGGTACTTGAGACGAAAGTAACTCAAAATCAAGAAAGATATGAGAAAAAAATCAACTACCTAGAAAGAGAACTTATAAATGCTCAAAAAGAGCTTCAGGAAAAAACGCAAGAAAATTCTCAATTAAGATCTGAGCGAATAGATGACTTGAAGAAAATCATTGGCGATTATCACAAGCTGGCCAGTGACACATCCCAAACGTTAGAACAAATAAAATTCTTTTTATCAAAAAAATAGGATTCAGAATGAATATTTTAGATAATAACTTAAAATTACTCATTGAGGAATGCGCCCTTCTTAAAAATAAAATATCCGAGCAGGTTAAAGATATTTGTATTACAGTATCATCTCCACCAGAGAGTGTTGGAAAGTTTAGCGCCGAATCTCAAGAGGATGATGAGACACATGAAGAAGATAGAGAAATGCAAAATTGATTATCTTGGATTCTCAAAGCCAGAGACGCCTGACGAAATTGAGTTAGAAATTCTTGGACTGAAAAATTTAATCTGTAAGGCAAGCGAAAGAATTTCAGAACTGGAACAAAGTACAAAGCTAGCACAATATATAATCGGGATGCAGAACAATGTATGTAGTAGAACTGAAGAAAAAAAAGATTGAATCAATAGAAAATCAAGTCAAGATATTATCTAAGGTCAAGAAATATCTCAAAAAAGATCCTGTAGTAAAAGAGCTTTGCGAAGAGTACGACAGAAAACCGGAGGATTTAGATGGAGTTTCTATAGCATTTGATTCTAAGCTTGATGTTACTGCAAAGACAATAGATGGAAAAATGTTTCTAAATACATCACTGCTTGATGAAAAATTTGAGATATTATGCAGATATGTTGTTCACGAGCTAACTCACGTATTTCAGCATATAGAAAAAGAGTTTGACACAGACAGAACGAAAAGAAAGAAAAAATATCTAGAGAGACCAGAAGAAATTGAGGCTTTTCAAAATCAAATAAAATTTGATGCAAACAATCGTTCGGAAAAAGAAGCCGAAAAATATGTAAATAAGCTGCTAAAATATCACAAAGTAAAAGATAAAGAAGAAGCAGAATCCAAGAAGGAAGAACTTCTTAAAAAGTTGAAGTAAACATTAGATATTAATAATATCTAAATAAGTGTGGAGAAATTATGTTTTCTTTAACTGGAGTTAGTCCTCCGGAGGGATCCAAAAGAAATCCTCTCGATACATTAATTGAATTTACTATTGTTGATGATGGAAATGGAATCAATTCATCAACATTGATTGTTCAAATAAACGGAACAACTGCAGTAGAAGGTTCTGAGTTTAAGCCGGGGTTTGCCGGAATTTATTCTGATATAAATCCAGTCGGAGATAACCTTTCGGTTGTAATAAATCTTGAAAATAACTTTGAAGAAAACTCCATAATAAACGTTAAAATACAGGTTCAAAACTTTTTAGGAAAATATAATAATTTTAATTATTCTTTCAAAGTAATTGAAAACAAGCCATATCTTTTCTTTTCTTCTCCCGAAAACAATTCGAATGTAGTATCGCCTCAAAGGATTTTTTTGGAATTTAAGGATGACTCTGAAGATCTTGATTTATCTACAATTAATGTGTCTATCAATGGCGCTTATGCAATTAAAAATGGTGATTTTCAGAACGGATTTCATGGAATTGGTAGCAACATAACCTCGGTAACTCTTCGTGACGTAGAGATAACAATAGATCCAGATGAGTTCCTGAGAGATGGCGCATACACTCTTCGTTATGAAATATCAAATTCAAGTTCAAAGATTCTATCTTCCTCCTTTAAGTTTTTTATAAAGTATACCGAAGTACCACTTCCAGACATATTTCCTCAAGGTGGATTCGTAGGTTTCTTTCAGGGCGTTACGTCTGTTCGCGACCTTGGAAATGGCAAAGATCTCTATATAAGCTGGTCCAAGCCTGCTTCAAGATTTTACAATAGCGATATTTATGTTTTGCTATACTACTCAGAAGATCGTCTTAAAATCTTTGATTCTGAACCAAAGTATCTGATAGATAGTTCTATACTTGAGACAACGTTGTCAGAATTCTCCGTTGGAATCGGATATTACTTTGCCGCTAGAGTTATGGAGACGTACAAGGACTCTTTGAATACAGATGGCATGGGAGAGCTCTCTCCTGGAATTTTTTATCTGCCATCATCAACAACCCTTGTTGAAGAGATTTCTGATGAATCCACTATAATTAAAGTTTCGAGTGTAGTTGGGTTTCCGGCCACAGGTTTGTTGAAAGTTGGAACCGAAGTAATAAGATATAATTCAATAAATTTTGATGAAAATTATTTTCTGGTGCCATCTGGTGGCAGAGGACTTTCCGGAACAACTCCGGCATATCATGACTCATCGGATCCGGTCGAGATGTTCCTGTCTTGCCAGGATGATAACAACGTTATTATTTATGGCACTTGTACCTATCAGGATCAAGAGTCTACCGGAAGACAATACAATGCTGTTGGCCTTATTGTTCCGGACTTTTCTGATTTTGAGAAAATGGCCCATGACGGTCTAGATCACTGCGGATATCACCAGCCATTGCCATGGGAAGTTTTAAACAATAAGAACGACTGCGGAACATATCTTGGTGGAGAATATAATGGATTTAGGGGAGTAAATATATATCAGCGGGCTCTCGATAGAGAAGAGGAGCTGATGGAGAATGTCGGAGAAAAATGTGTACTTCTCAAGAGACTATGGTCTGGAGAAACCTGCAGTTGTGTGACCTTAAGAAGGCAACATCCTAAAATTAGAAGTTGCAAGTTCTGCTTTGGAACGGGCATCGTCGGTGGATATGAGCAGTATATCAATCAAAGGAGAGCTGATAAGCGGGTTCTCATCAGATTCTATGAGACCCCAGAAAATTTAGCGCTTGGGGATCATCAGCATCTAAATCAAGAATTCAAACCATCCGCATTAGCCTTATATAAACCAATAATAAAAGATCGTGATGTTATTATACGATTTGATTACACTGATGATATTGAGTTCATATATGAAGTTTTAGACTCATCGAGAGAAAGATTTGTATTTAATAAGTACGGAAGGCAAAAGTTAAATTTAATGAGAATGGACAAGACAGATATTCTGTATCAATATCCATTCATGAAGAACCCCTAGGAGAATCTATGTGGATTAAAAATAGCAAAGGTAGAAAGGATGCGATGTTAACATTTGCAACAATTTCCTTTCTTGTTGTAACCATGAATATAATTCTTGTTTCTTTCTCGCCAGTATTTGAGAAATACTTATCTTTTTCTTTTGTGCCAGTTGACATAGCAATACTTACTATGTATATGTCTTCCACATTCACTGCTTATGTTGCAAGAAAATGGACGGATTTTGGAAAAAAGGAAGAGCAGCCAAATGAATAAGGAATTTTTAATAAAAAAATTAGCAGAGTTAAATGCTAAAACAGACCTGGTTATTCACAAAAAGCTATCTAAAATAATTACTAATAGTTTTAATGATAATAATGTCAGTTTAAATAAATTTTCATCAGAAGATGAAGATGGTTCCAAGATTTACTTCGATATAAATATAGAGTCAATAAAAGAACTTATGAATAAAACTGATATAGAAAAAGTTAAGATAGATCCAATATCATTAGAATAATTAGGAAGTTTCATGTTAAAGCATACCTCTCTAATCATTTTCATTCTTTTTAATATTTCTTATTTTTTCAAAAATTATAATGAAATATCTGAAAAAGTTATAAATATGATGTCTTTAAGCGAATCTCAGTTTAGCTTTATATCTTATAATAATTTTGAACCATCCATAATTTTACCTATAAGTAATTCATCCGTTGAAGCGGACAAAAATATAAATATTGAAAATGGGTGCTACGAAATAACTAATTCTAAAGAAAAATATTTAGTATATTAAAAACAACAATATATTAAATTATAAGTATAGAGTATGTCAAATTCAAAATATCCAAATCAAATAGATACATCTGCTGAGCTACCTATAGTAAGAAACAACTTAAATGAGATAGGTGCAGACTCCATAAACTCTATTAGATCTGCAATAATCCAAATTGAAAAAACTTTAGGCATAAACCCTCAGGGTGCCATAGGTAATAGCGTCTCGTCCAGGCTATCCAAGAGTTTGGATCCGTCTGGTTCAATATTGAAAGAGGCTCTCGATAAAGCAAATGTGATTTATGGACCAATCACAAACGACAATATCGCAAAAACTGCAGCCATAGAGGAAGATAAATTAAAGCTAAATTTTCCAACTAATGTTCTGCAGGCACAAGTATCTTACGTTAATTCTGTAATTGATTCTCTTGAGCTTCAGATTAAAGAAATTAGCGCAAATTTATCATCTCACCTAAATAAGAGTGCTTCAGCAAGGCATCCAGCAACCGCAATATCTACTTCGGCATTTTCAGGTTCATCATCGGAATCATTAAAATCATTCTCCGATTCCAATGTTCAGGCCGCATTAGACAGCATAATATCATCCCACGTAAATTACAGTGGTTCAAATATATCATCAGAAAACAATTCTCATAATTCAAACCAAATATATTTTGACAATGCAAATACAGGTTCTGTAATATCATCATCTACAGTTCAAGGCGCAATAGAGGACCTAGTTGCAGCACCAATAGTTGCAATAGAAAACTATAAAAATTACAACAACTCAAACGGAATCGTTAGAAAAGCAAATATATTAGATTTGAACAACTCTTCGTATGGAATTCTTATTGCATCTAATATATCCGTAACAATTCTTAAAAACTCCTCTTATTCAAAAATATCTAATATGTCGCTGTCTGTTGACATAGATAAGCCGGATTTTGAAATTGAAAAGTCTGATAAAATATCAATTATATCTGATGGTGTCGAGAGAACCTTTCAAATATTAGGCGTTAATTATAATCCATCAGACGCTACAAAAATTTCATCCTTTGATGTTTTTGGATTTGTAACTGAAGACATTACAACTAACAGCTCTTATATTTATTATAAGCAAAAAACAAATTACACAAAGTCATCGTTGCTGACTGGCGCAATGCAAAATCACTCGCTAACATCCTCGTCAACTGTGATGTTTTGCGATCCAAGCGCAGCATCCGCAATATCCTCATCAATTAAAATCGGAGAAATAACCGCCACGAATAGATATTTCAATATATCAATTAATGATGGTATTCCGTACAACATAGATTGCTTTGTATTATCTGGTACAAGTCTTGACTCATTAATCGCCTATATTAATGAGCAGCTTGATTCTTATCTTCTTCCCGTATTAGCATATCGAGCTGATGATGAACATGGAGGTTCAGAGCTAGCAATATGCTCGAATGTCGCCACGGGAGACTCGACAGATATTTATTTTAAAATATCTCGATCGACAGACGACGCCATAGATTCTCTTGGTTTCTCCTATTGCGAAGACAAAAACATCTACGGGAAATACTCTGCATCATTTGTGATAAACGGAAAAGAACACAACAAGAGTGCAATAAAAATAAAGACTCAAAGCATAAGCTTCACTCAAAATTTGAACATATTGGAGACTACAGATTCTTCAATAAACTTTGTTACAAGTGGCGTGAAGAAAGGGGATATAATAATAATCCTTGGTTTTGGATACAACATATCCTTAAGAATATCCGCAGTTACAGAATCAACACTAACAATATCTTCTGACCAGTTACCTTCAGGTTTACCTAGCACAAGCGTTGATGGCTTAACATACGTAATTTTAAATAATACCCTTGATTTTTCAGAATATGAATTCATAAAGGTGGCAGGATCCTTCGGAAGCATACTCTTTGAGATATTTATTGACGATGAAATAAATTTTTTTTACAATCCAATCGCAGAGCTGGAGACGCCTGTATTAGTAAGTTCTTCCCTATTAACGGTGGTTGGTTTTGATAATAAATTTGGGGTCGAGCAAGCAACAATTAATTATACTCAAACAGCAGACGGCTACGTTAGCATAAGTCTAGATCAAGGTCCCTCCATAAAAATAGTCGGAAATCACAATTATATAAAACTCTTTTCCGATAACAACGCTCTATCTATTGATGTTTATGTTCCAAGCAAAGAAGATCTTTACAGTTATATAGGCTCTACATCACAAACCAGCTCGATTGTATATCTCTTCAGTAAGATCGACAGAGATAATAATCTCGTCTTAGCCAACATAGCTTATGATAGCTTTTCATCCTCCCTCGTTGGTGGAATCGGTGGTCCAAGATTCTTCTCTGAATTAGATTATGGTGTAATTTCTGACAGAGACATATCCAGTCGTTTCGTTGATACTGTTGTACGACCCGGGATAGATGATCTCAGAAGTAACGGCGTAATCTTTGGTCTAGATGTCTTGTCAGGATCTGTAGGAATAGATGGCATTTATTTAGTTAGTATAAGCTCTGGATCTTGTTACGTAGGCGGAAGAAAATTTATATTTAAAAATTTTGAAAATATTTCGACTGCAATTAATTCTGCGGATACGGACAAAGTATATATAGGGGTAGACCAGGACGGAAATCTGATTTTCGAGTCTTGCGATCCGCTCTGCAACTATCCTTGGCAGGATGCGAACGTTGCATTGTTGGGTAGCATAGAGCTTTCTGGCGGAATTGTATATTCTTATGATCAGAGACTGTTTATAAACGAGATAGACTTAAAGATACTTAATTCTATAACTGTAAGTCCTGAGCCAGGCATGGCACACTTTAGTGATTTAGTAAAAGCCCTAAAGTATGCAAAAAGATTCCAGCAGATATATCCATCCGCAGGAACTCCGGAAGTTCATATGAAATCCGGAACACACACGGTGTCAATAGACATTACTACTGAGTTGTCAATACTTGATTGGTACTTTGCAGTAGTTACGATAGCTGAGGATGATACAAGGAAGAACTATTATAACACCTTAATTAGAGATGGTTTTTGGGTAGATTTCCCTGTTACAATCTCCGGGGAAGGTACATCAACAAAGGTAAAGATATTTTATAATATTTCCGCTTCCGACGGTGATTATGTTTTTGCTGGCGCTATAACCATTCCAGGTTATGGCTTCAACCAAACAGGAATTCACGCAACACTTGCTCATGACAGGTTTTATAACGGATTCTTAACTCTTAAGAATTTCGAGCTGACAACTGGTGGCATACATGTTCTAGATCTTAATAATTACGATTCTCTCGGTAATAATTATGATTTCAAACTTAATATAGACGGCATATCAAAATTAAATGATATCACTGGACTTTCTACATCATTTGCTTATTATTATTCTTTCTCTTCCTTAGAGATAAGGGAGGAGGATGATTCGGTAACGAATAAGGGAAATATAACAATAAAAGATTGTTATATAAAAACTTCGAATACCCTCCTATCTCCAATAAATTTCACTCCGCTAGCTTCCTCTGTTAGATACAAGAATGTATGTCTTCAGAACAACGTAATAATTTCAGCGGAACCAATAACTAGCCCATCTATCTTTGATGCGAGTGACTTTCCTCCAGATAATGATATAACATCTATCGGTAACTCGACCCCACTTGTAGGTACAGATGATAGAACCGACAGGATCTCTAATAATTTGGTTATTGGTGGGCAGCTTACAACATCAAATATATTCTTCGATACCGCAAGAAAAATAACAAAAACTTATTGGTTCTATCAAAGCCAGATAGTTATTGGCGCAGGAACAACCTATCACTTTGATGCATATGATCCCCTATTTGTTGGAATAATGTCTCCAGCAATAATTCCTACGGATAGAATTTACGCCCCATTAGTTGGGGCTTATACTAGACCTTTCGTTAATGTAAATATATCGGAATCCGTTTCCACCCCAATAGAGATTTTGAGCGGACAGAAACTGACATCAGTAAAGATTACAGGTGATATTACAGCAGCCTCTCAGATCGAAGTACTTATAATAAAGGAGGGTAATACCTCCGGAACTTACACTACCGTTGTATCTTCAGGTACGCTGAATAGTCTAATTACAATGGCCGGAGGATATTTTACATTTGATTGTTCATATAAACCAACCGGTTCTGCCCAGCATTATTTACTAGTTAATCTATTAACAACAACAGCATCACAAGATGGATTTAGCAAAGTTATATTAACTTTTGAGTCTACAAATCTATCTGAAATATTGGGAATTTCAGAATGAAGTCAAAATATCCAAATCAAGTAGATACGTCTGCTGAAATTCCAGTGGTTCGTGACGGTATAACGGAAATATCGTCGGAATTTTTCAATTCTCTACGCTCTGCAATAATACAGATTGAGAAGACCTTGGGTGTAAATCCTCAGGGTGCCGTAGGGCTAACTGTCGGGGATAGAATCTCAAACTCACTCGACTCTTCGGGGAACCTATCGAAAGAAGCACTCGATAAGGCAAATGTTATATATGGACCAATTGTTGATGATAACATATCGCAATCTGCTTCAATTTCAGAATCCAAATTAAAATTAAATTTCCCAACAAACGTTCTTCAATCACAGATATCAACAATAAGCTCCCTGATTGACGGAATAGTATTAAAGATTGATGAGCTGAATATTTTATTTTCTGCGCATATCAATCCAAATGCCACAGGAAGGCATTATGCAAAATCCATCCTTGTTGAATCATATACACAGTCTAGCTCAGATTTGGCAACAACAAGCTTTGAACAGTCTAGCCTGCAAACATTCGCAGAGAATCTATATTCCAAGCACATAAATTATTCTGGGGCATCAATATCCTCCACGAATAATTCGCACCTTGCATCGCAAATATATTTTAATAGCCAGCCAATATCAGATTTGACATCCTCATCTGATGTGCAGAATGCAATAGAAGATATTGCATCCTTAAATTCCGAATCAATTAGAGATAACTTTTCTTATCTAAACTCAAACGCCCAAATAAGATTTGGTAGAAAAAAGTCCCTATTTGAAGGAAATGATAAAAATTTAGTCATCATATCTGCAATTGATGTTATTTACTCAATTTCATCTACATCAGTAACTAAACTCACTCTCTCCACTCCAACTTTACCTATACAAAGTATATCAAAATTTGATTTGGTGCGACTAACTGGAACGCCAAATGCCGCAGATGACGGAGAATATTATATAGAATCGTTCGAAATGGATGGCTCGAATATATCAACAATCAGTATTTTTGCGCAAATAAAGACTGATTCATCTGGCACTGCAATAATATCTGTCTTTAAAAATTCCTATGAGAATAATAATTTCAACGGTCTAAATACAACCATTCGACCAAGATTTAATTATACAAATACACCAGATATAGTGGTTGCCCATCCAAATGCAGCCTCTGTTATAAGTTTTGGCTTTGATAGTTCAAACATTACTGCGCTAAATAACAAAGTCAAGATACTTGTCGATGGAGAGCTTGAGCAAGATTTTGAAACGTTTGACTCAACCTTATCGGAAGATTCTCAGAACATAGATTCGGTTGTATATAAAATAAACACCCAATTTGTTGAGAATAAATTTCCAGTTATGGCATATAAGGTTAGAAGAGCCTCTTGTTATGAGCTGGCCTTGACCCACGTTGTTCCGGATTTAGCTGGAGATATAAAGCAAAGATCTATAAAGATTTCGGCAGCATCTGATTCCGATGGAACTACCTCACTAGGTTTTTCATCAAGATTGGATATAACATATTATGGTGCAAGTGGTAATCCAGTCCTCCTAAATGGAAATCTCCTCAAGGATTTTTACAAAATATTATCCTTCGATAATACAACAGCTTATCTGAACCCTTCTTCCCAAAGAATTTCTCTTAATTCTGGAACATTTCTTTCTTATGGCGTTGCAGTAGGAGATACTGTCGTTGTCTCCGGCTCCACTGATTCTAATGATGATGGTGCATTCAGAATATTAAATGTCGATGCCCAGAATATAGATCTTGACTTAACATCTTTTACATTTTCCGGAAGTTTGAGTGAAACATCGATAATATATATCTTTAAGAATTCAATTCCATTATATACATTAAACTTCGAAGAAGTCTCTGAAACTTCAGGCTTTTCGATGGTCGACTCTTTAATGGATATAAACGGTTTTGTCTTCTTTAATAAGAGAGCAGAAATATCATCGCCAATATCATCATCTTCAGTTTTTGCATCAATTGTCGATATATCATCAGGATATTTGATTGATGATTTTGCCACATTAACTATAGATACTAATGGTGATGCGTTTATAACTGATTCAAACTTAATTGATGGTGAAAAAGTAACTGTAACCTCAAACGGTATTTTTAATATTCCATCACCAGATAGAACAAATTATCTAACCATTAGAGTTAATTACACATCACTCCCTGTAACAAATCTCTCATGCATTATATATGGAAAACAAGAACACAAAAAAGATGTTTATCATCTATCTCGCTCAATCTTTGGAAACTCACTAGGTAGAGTTTTCGGTTTCCCAACTTCAGTTGGTGTTCCAAACCTAATAGACAAAAGAACCTTTGGGAATATAGACGTAAATCAAATTTCTCCAAATTTTATCGAAAAGTATATAGAAGGTCCAAGAAATGAATTGAGAAGCTCTGGTATTGTTACAGGATGCTCTGTAGCGGGAATTACCAGAGGCACTGATGCCGGCGGAGATTATGTCTCTTTCGGGGTTTCTGCAGGAATTGCAATCGTAAATGGAATTAGATATATTTTCTCAGGAATAGAATCCTTCAAGCACTATACGCTTACAAACTTCTATGTCGCAATTGATAGGTTTGGTTGTTTAGATGTTAGGGATGAAATCTCAGAATCTTATTCTTCGTATAAAAATCAATCCGTAGCTTTCCTCGCTTACATTCGAAATGTCGAATCGATATATGTCCCATCCATTAATGGAGAAGAGGTCTATGATTTAAGATATTTCGTCAACAATATTGATTCCAAAATTTCTAAAGAAATTATTGTTTCCAATAATCAATCAGATTCGCACTTTACAGATATAGAATCGGCAATAAAATATGCTGGTTTTTATTCGAGAATCTTCCCAAATATCTCTTATTACTCTCCAAAAGTTGTAATAAGAGAAGGTGAATACGAAGTAAATTCGCCAATTTTGATTGATTTTGACCTAACCGTCGCTGGATCTGGAACAACAAGCCTTGTAAAGAGGGGTGATGCTCTCTCCATTGGAACTCCATATAGTACATCTACAAATTTTGATGTCATGAAATCAATATTCATCATTGGTGGTGGCGAGGCCAGCTCTAGCGACAGAATCATAAGAGGAGTTATGTTTAAAGACATCTCTTATAAGACCAATGATTCTTTCTCAGGAACTGCTCCTGTATTCTGTATAACACAAGATCTGGGCTCTGATGGAAATAACCCATATTTTAGATTTGAGAATATTTATTTCGAAGGCCCTCAAGATTTTAGCGCAAATCCGGCAGGAACACCTGTATTTGAAAATCCTATAGTTGCAACCCATTCAACGGCAGGAAGCTTTCCAACCGACGTTATATTTGGAAATATAATAATGACGGGATGCTATTTTAACTACATGGGATCCGAAGATGGTATAATAAAGGTTGTGGTGGATCAGGGCGCCTCAAGTAATTCAACCGTTCAAAATATTATAGCAACAAATAATATTTCTGTTAATTCTGCCCCAGATGGCTATATTCCGTCACCAAAGATGATTTACGACAATTACACATCATATGTAACCGTCTCGAATCTAATTGAAAGTTCCAATGCCATAACAATCTAGGAATAGCATGACTGAAGATGAAAAATCTGCGTTAGATATAATTTATTCTCTTCCGGCTTTATTAAAGAAATTAGAATCAAAAATCGATGTTATTGATAACAATGTAAAAATTTTAAATAACAAAGTTTTGAAATTATCGAGCGGTCAAGGGCAAAATACTGCAGATAGGAGTTCTTCCGTTCAGGAGCAGGCGCAAAAATCTTTGACCCTCAACCAAGAGCAACAGGGCAAGGATCCTGAAAAAAAATTGCTAATGCCCAGGGCAGAATCTCCGGATGAGTTACCAAAGGTTTACAGGAAGGATGGCCAACTAGAAAAGAAGGAGACGGCAGAGCCACAAATCAAAAAAATAGTGTTGGGAAATATAAAGCTTTTTGGATATATAAAAACTACATCAATGAAGCCGGTAACAAATGCAACCATCAGAGTCTTTGATAAAGATAATGATCTTATAAAAAATATAAGTACTGATAAAGATGGATATTGGGAATGCAGACTTCCAGCCGGTCAATATAATTCCGAAATATTGATAAGTGGAATAAAACCAATAAATAGGCAGTTCACACTATTGAATGGAATGAAGGAGTTTGAGCTTAAATAATGATTAACATAAGATTCAGTCAGAAAAAAGAAGAAAGATCCGGAATCTTTTATGATATAAATAAGAAAATATCAGATTTTATAAGTAACAAAATAGAGAAGAAAATAAATCTAATAGAAGACAATAATTCCATGGAGATTGTCGCCTCAGATTTAAGCAAAGTTGACTCAGGAGAAATTAAAATAGAATTGTCCTATCGAAAGACAATTACTATTAATAATTCAGATTTATTTGACAAATCAAAAGTTGATAAGCTTATTATGGAAATAAAAAACTTCTGTGAGCAGGCAATCAATATTGAAAAGTTTAGTTATATACCAATCCATATGAGAGAGAAGAAAGAAACAAAAAAAGATGCCGATTAACGAGCAAGCTTTACCGGGAACCGGAATTAACGGTGACCACAGGGTTTTTTCAGATTTCTTTGCTGAAAATAATATTATTCAGCAAGTTGCAGTCGTACAACCAAAGAACTTGCTCATTCAGTATCTCCGAGATCTCTTCAGAAAAGATTCGGTTTATACTTACAGATCTGATGAGTACGGCTTCCCACTGACGGTTGATTTAACTGGAAAAGATCTCGAAACGACAGATACTACAAAAATTTTAATTAGCGATGTTTATAGGTATGATGTAAAATTCTTCCCAGCGATTATAATAAAGCATACCGGTGGTGCTTATAAACCAACATCGTTTAATCAAGATGGGACATACAAATATAGAAGGGATTATATAGAAGACTCTTTCGGCGGTCGCAGACCAATTTCAGTTCCAACTCATAAAATTTATACGGGAAGATGGGATCTTGGTTTTGATGTCGCAATATATTCGGAAAGTTATACCGAGCTGCAAGAAATAGTGGATATAACATCAATTGCATTGCAACATGTTCTTTGGAACGACCTAAGAGCATCCGGATTATTTATAAGTTCTTTAAATATTGGCTCTGAAAATGCCGAGCCATATGCTAATGATTATGTATACACTCAGAGTATAACAATCAAAACTCTATCAGAGTGGAGAGTTGAAATTCCAATAGAAAATGTCGTAGAGAAAATACTTTTCAATATCGATTCTAATCTCACATCTTCGCCATTTGAAGGAAATACCGCAAACTCTACAATATTAAGATATGATGATTTATTAAGTCTAACTAAGATATAATACTACTAATAATAAAATAGAAGTGTAATTTATTTTTTTCGGAGGTTTTATAATGGCAAATATTCCAGGTATAAGTGGATATACCCAACCGGGCACCTTTGCCAGAGACAGAGTTGTTTCTAGAGCCGTTTCCATTCCAGGTGGCCTAAGGCTTCTTTGTGTAATGGGCGAAGGCTTGAAGAGAGAAATTCTTGTAGATTCTGCGGTAGGTAATGGGCTTGACGGATCTGCTTCCTGCAGCCCCACCGGAACTGGTGACGGAAAGTATTTCTCACTTTCCACATTCCCAGTAGTATCTGGAAGAACCGAAGTCTATCTAAATGGAACAGCTCTATATGGCTTGGAGCAATCTGTCGATGAATCTTCCTTCGAAGGAAAGTACGACTTTAGACTCGATCTAACCACAGGATGCTTGGAACTTCAGGGTGCCAGCATCGGAGACCAGAATGGCAAGAATTATTCTGCAAGCTCTCTAAATGTTGGTAATGGTTTTATCGCCGACGGAACTTGCGGTGATTTTGATCTAATCTCTATACTAGATACAAATACACCTCCAGAGAGATGGACAGTTCGCTGCGTCTCAGTAACAAGAGACTCTTCCGGAAATCCAATACCAGGTCTATCGACATTTACGGTTTCTGGCTCAGTCTCTGGACAGCTCAAAGATTCAAGCGGTCAGCCATTCCTTTTCCACGGAACCTACTTCACTGGAACTGATGGGGCAGTATCTGGCAACTCAACCGCATGCTCTGACGGCTTTATTGTTGCGGAAAACGGCGTTGATTTTGGCCTAGCCTTCCCAGTTTCTGTAACAGGAGATGTAACCACAGGAACCACCGCTCAGTACAGCTTCTCAGGAGATCTAATTACCCAGGGTCAAGCCCTTGTAGGAGATCATTTCTGTCTACAAGATGGTTACTCTGAGTTTAACGCAGTTATAACAGATATAACTTATGATTCTGATTCAGACGAAACCACCGTAACCGTCCAAACGGATACCCTACCAACTGACGTACCAGTTGGTGGTGTTGACTGGCAGATTAGAGCAACTAATCTATTCGTTCAGGATCCAACTCAGCCATATGATGATGGAAATGGTTCTTTTACGAGCAAAGACCTTGGTAAAGTTCTTCTTATCTGCAGCGGAACCTCCGCTCAAAAATACAAGATTATTGCTGTAACTTCATCCAGAAGAATTCGTGTACAGCTTCTTTCGAACCCTGACTTAGCCTTCCCCGAAATGACCGCCGCTGCAGACCCTGTTCTTGGTCTCGCTGAGGATGGTCTAACTTACGCCCTTCTAGAGACAAATGGTGTTCTAGTATTTGGCGTCAAAGAGGGTACTGTTCCATTTGAAGTTGGTGATAAGTTCTTTATCGATGTAAAATCAAGAGTTTTGAAGGCCGGCGATTCTCTGGAAGTTAGATATGTTGCCGAACAGGATTTGAATGACCCAGAGTTCTTCACAAGCGCTCAGGAACTTTACTCCAAGCATGGAGATCCAAGTGTCACAAACACACTATCCCTTGGCGCCCAGCTAGCTTTCCAGAACGGAGCAGCAGGAATTTTTGCAATCCAGTGCAAGCCATCCGTACCCAGAAGAAGCAGCGTCACACTCTTCAGCGAAGTTAAGGGCGGGGTCGGCGGATATCCAGGCTGCGGAACTGGCACTTGCGAAGTAGATGACGTATCCTTTGTCATCCCTGCACCAAGATCCGGTCTCACCTCCGGCAGACCTGATGGCGATACCAACGTAAACTTCTTCGTAAAAAGAAATGGCGTTGAGACTCAGATATTCCCAAACAAAGTTGGTTTCTACAATTCTCAGCTAGAAAGCCCAGTTGGACAGCAGAGTTTCGTAACCAGCCCAGACTACGCATTCTCTTATACTGTAGTTAACACAGATGCGAAGATTGTAGCTCAGGGAGTTGGGGCAACAATAACTGCATCCACAGGATATTTCCAGTCTCTTGATGTCGACTTCTCAAGCAAAGACATCGGAAAGGTAATCGTCCTACAGTCCGTTGAGAATTCTTCCGGAACTGTTTTCACCTCGATTTCCGATATCAGCAACTTCGTATTTGGCGGTGTTCCATCCACAGATATAGCAGAGCTCGTCATAACAGAAATAATCAATGACAATACAGTTGCGGTAGTTGCAAATAACATAGATCAGGATGTTGTCGTCGCAGATTGTCAAGATGTAAATTTCTTCATCAAAGACGAATCCGATACTACAAACCTATCGGCAATGATTCTTCTAAATAAGGATGTTGTTGAGAGCGGAGCCCTCAAGAGAGGCGATGGTCTAAGAATTTCCTATATTGACGAGAAAGATGCAAATCACTTTGATACAAACTGGTTTGAGGCTCTAGAAGCTCTAGAGGCTGTAGATTTCCAGATTCTAGTACCTCTACCAACCCAGACTATCTCCTCCATATTCAAAGCTGCAGTAAAGCACTGCGAAAGCATGAGCACTATTGCAAACAGAAAGGAGAGAATCGCATTTATCGGTGCTCAGGAAGGTCTAACTCCAGCAGCCATCATTGGTACAGAGGAAGTTGCAGTAGAGGACATTGGAGTTCTAGAGGGAGTTCAGGGCGACGATCCTGAGGAAGTCCTAGGAGGAAACGTAGAGGATCTTGCCGACTACAAGCTATCAAATAACTACACCTCAAATAGAGCCGTGTTCTTCTATCCAGATAGAATAGTTACCAGCATAAATGGAAGCAATACCTTCGTTCATGGATTCTATATGGCTGCGGCCGCTGGTGGTTTAACATCCAGCACCCAGAATGTCGCCATACCACTAACATTCAAAGAGCTGGCTGGATTCGCAATAACTAGAGATAGACAGTTCAAGAGACTAACTCTAGATCAGCTAGGCGCAGTCGGTGCAACAGTTGTTCAGCCAATCACTGGCGGTGGAAAAGTACTCGCAGGAAGAACCACCAGTCAGTCTGGTTTTATCGAGGATGAAGAAATCTCCGTAATGTTCATAAGAGACAGGGTAAAGCAAGTTCTAAGAGATAGCTTGCTGCCATTCATCGGAACTGTCGAGGATCAGAATACACAAGGCTTAATGAACGCAAGAGTCAAGACAATAATGGCGTCACTTGTAAGTCAGGGTTTGATTACTAACTTTGAAAATGTTAGAGTTGAAAAAGATAAGGTAGATCCAAGACAGTGGAACGTATACCTAAGATTTACACCAGCATATCCGATAAACTACGTTATGATTGACATAGAAATCGGAATTTAGCAATAATTTTATTTTATTCGGAGACTTAAATGGCAGCTTATCCTAAAACGGGTTCTACCCTAGATTCAACTACAAGATCTTCATTATCCACCCAGATTATCATCATGGTAAATAATGAGCCTGTTGGCGCTATTCAAAGTTTCGCAGAAACACAAAATAGACCAATAAAAGAAATAACAGAGATTGGAACAGACGGTATAGTTGAATTAGTTCCTCAGAGTGCTGCAAAAACCTCGATTAGAATAAATAGAATGTATTTTGATGGCTTGTCACTTCCAGAATCTTTTTCCCGTGGCTTCAGAAATCTTCAATCACAAAGAATTCCTTTCGATATAGTTGTTATAGACCAGACCACTGGAACCGGAAATGACGCAATAATAACAACTTATCATAACTGCTGGTTCGAAAGCTTAAGTACAACCTACCAGACTAACGAATATACCATAGCTCAAGATGCTGGCGTAAAGTGCGAATTCGTCTCAACCATAAGAGGCGGAGAGGCAATTGCACTAAGCCAGGGCACTGGTGGCTCTAGACAGGTTCCTGTTCAGAAGGACTCTGTTGAATTGGCTGCAGATAGCGGTAAGACAAGAGGTTCTCTCGATTTCCCCGGCTTAATCTCCGCAGCATACTAGAAAAAAATAAAATTAATTTTAAAGCCACCCCTCAAAATTATGATGGGTGGCTTTATTTTTTTTAAATTTAGAGTATAAATTATCTTGAGGTATATTCATGAGTCAGGTAAAGCCACCATCCGTGCCGGTCAGAACCGCAAATGATGTAATGAACGCAAGAGCAAAGCTTGGTGATAAGTTTTCGCCTGAAGCTATAAAGAAACAGGATGAAGAAATGTCAAAAGAGACTACTAGAGTTAGTCAACCAATGACTTCTCAGCAAAATGATTTGGAAAGGCTAATCTTTTTAGGTAGAGTTGAGAGAACTCTTTCCGTCTCAGGATTCTCATTTAAGATGTCAACTTTGACGACGAGCCAACAAAAATTTGTAATTACAGAAGTTTCAAGAGTAAAAGAAGACGAGAGAATATTCTATCTTAAAAATTCAACGATAGCCCTCTCAATCTGCGAGATCAACGGAATTGACTTTGATGTATTTATAAATAATCATAACAAAGACTTCTCTGAAAGACTTGAATTTATAAATAATTTGCAATCAAATCTTGTAGATTCTTTATTTAAGTTTTATACCGATGTATTTCAAGAGTCGGTAGGACTTCTAAATATGGAGGAAGTAAAAAAATAGTAGAGCTCCCGCATCATAGGGTACGTTGGGAGCTCTGTAAAATCTGGAGATGCAATGTAGATGATCCTATGTTTGACAGAATATCTTCTGTTCAATGGGCTTGGCTTTGCGCAAATATCGCCAAAGATAAAGCAGATGAACTGGAAGAAAAGATAACCATCTCTGATTATATAGCTTCCTATTGGAACCCAGAATCCGTGAAGAAAGTTCAAGAAGCAAGAAAACAAAAAGAGCTTGACTCTAAGATTACAGATGAAGAGTTTATAGATATTATTGCAAATCAAGATTACAAGAATAATCCTCTCGTTGATGCAATAAGAAGAATTAAGGATTCTTCTCAGTCTGACAGTGAGCAAAATTCTTTACCATTGCACTCTATTAATTTAAATAGAATGATCAAGGAAGGAATTTAATGGCCACTGCGGCAGAAGAAATTCAGACAAATCTTCTCAAAATAATACAGAATATTGGAAATTTCGATTCGGCAATGACAGATATGTTGCTTAATTCCGAAAAAACTTTTTCCAACATGAGAAATATGTTGGGAGCTGTAGATAACGCCATGTCTGGAGTCCTTGGGTTAACGAAAACCCTTGCAGGCTCAACTCCATTTAGTGAAACATTTTTAAATTCAATACAAGAAGTACAAACTCTTTTTACTGGTGTTGGAAGAACGATAATTGGAGTGGCGGAAGAAGTCGATAAAAGAGGGCAGGCATACAGAGGTCTGATAGAAGAGAATTATAAATATGCCGCAAGCTTTGGATATGGAACTGAAAAAGCGATAGAGTTAACTGATCGAATATCTGAAATCGCAAAAGTAAATAGCGAACTTACCAAAGGTGGTCTGTTTATAAATACGGAGGAGACTAGGCAATCTTTTAAACTCCTATCAGCTAATTTAAAATCATCATCAAGTGAATTCTTAGATTACTCTTACACTCTTGATGGGGTTTCTTTAAAAGCAGAGCAAATGACGGCCGTGCTGCAGGAGACTTCTGGTCTTGATACTTACGCTTATTATCAAAGACTGAATGAGATGGTAAATAAGCAGGGTATGTCTTTTGATGAAGCAATTATGTCTATTGCCGATTATAAAGAAATTTCAAAAGAAACTGGCCTCGGTGTCGAGGAAATATCAAATTCGTTAAATTATGCTGTAAACGGATTTTCGAAATTAGGCATTACAGTTGACTTTGCAAAGCCGGCCCTAGAAGGCTTCGCAAAGGTTATGAAGGAGGCTGGAATCGGTATAGAAAATGCCTCAGGCTTAACTCAAACTTTGTCAAACAGCCTTATGGATGCAGCCAGCAGCTATGGAAAAGCTTATGTTCTATTCCAGCAGGGAGGACTTGATTTTGGCGGCGGCGGTGGCGTTTTAGGGGCGTCTATTGGATTTAGAGCCTCTATGATGAACCAGACCCCAGAACAGCAGGAACAGACCGGTTTGGACCTTGTAAAGGCCATGAAGGATACGATCGCAAATTTCACCGGAGGTTCCATAATCACTCTTGAAGAAGCCGCAAAAAATCCTGCCCTACAACAGCAGTATTATGCTCAAGAACAGATGTTATCCGGAGTATTCGGCATAAGCAACCAGGGCGATCAGCAACAAACATTAAGCTTACTTCAATCAATAGATGAGGCTACAACAACAGGAGATAGGGATAGGGCTGCACAACTTGCGGAACAACTTAATGACGGAAAAGAGTTCAGAGAAAAGACTAAATCCCTTCAAGAAAAACTTGGAGCCATAGCTGCCGGTAGCTTCTCAGAGCATGTTAAACAAAGTTATTTGCAGCAGCAGATGGTCGAATCTCTATTGAGATCTGAAGGTGGAGTGCAATATGTTGGTGGAGAAGATGGCGATAAAAGAAGTATGTTTGATGTATATAGAGAGGGAATGGCCAAGCTATCTGGTGTAGTTGGAGAGGCTAGAGAAATTGCTACAAAAGCACTTTTCGAAGGAAATGGCGATAAAACAGAGAGGCTTCTAAAAGAACTATCCACGCCATATGACTTTAGTCCAGAAGAAGAGACTGGTCCATCAGGAGGCTCTCAAAGGTATACTGCAGGTAATAACGTCTACAACATAAGTATGAGTGGAAATGCTATTCCACAAGGAAAGGCCATAATTATAGTTCCAGGAGAACAGCCGTCCTTAATAGATGCAGCTCCAGGTCTAGTACAAGCCGCTAGAAGTGGCACTCGACTAACTAACGGGTAAAATATAATTTTTAAACATATTAATAAATAATATATGTTCATGGGAAAAATAAAAAGAGAGACTATAAAATTTTTATTACCAGTTAATTATTCTACAGTTATTTCTAATAATTCAAGTGGAAGACTGGTTATTCCACTCTATATAAACCCCCAAGATGTTACAAGGGCAGATAACAAAATAATTCAAGAGTCACAAACACTTGGTGGTTTCATTATTCAGTATTGGGGAGAGAAATTAACAAATTTTACTGTCAGAGGTATAACCGGCTCTGGAGGTATTGAGGCGATAAATATACTTAGAAGTGTTTATCGAAACGAGCAGATTCAATTTAAAAAAATACTTCTCGAAAGACAAAGGCAACTTGCTGAAGAAAGTGGGGCTATACTGAGCGACTTAGCTTCTCAGGCCAGCTTTTCAGAAGGTCTTGTTGCAGCAGGAGATATTCTTTTTGATGGAGTTGTCTCCGAAGTAATTAATTCGGTTAGTGAGACGATAGAATTTTTAAAAGATCCTACCGCAATAACAACAAGTGATTCCTCACAAGTTAGAACTCAAACGCCAACATTGGCGTCTTTCGCAGTTTCTGTTGATATGTGTTTTCAGGGTGAAATTCATAGAGGTTTTTTTACCGACTTTTCAGTTACCGAATCAGCTCAAGAGCCAGGGCATTTCGGTTACAACTTCTCTTTTAGAGCACTTAGAAGCGTCGGCGAAAGAAATAATTTTATGCCCTGGCATAAGTCTCCAACAAACGAGTCTGGCCAGCCTGTCCAGTCTAACTCTATATATGCTCCATATGGCTCTTCGCTTTCATTTCCATATACGACTCCAGTAAGTGATTCAAATATCTTAAAAACTTCAACAACAATAGTTGAAGATCAATCTGGTCAAAAGGATCCAAATCAAAGATCGTTATCTAGATTTAGTGACCTTTCATCAAAAAAATAATTAAAAATAGTAAAATAAAATAATGAGTTATATTCCATCATATCTTGATTTAAAGAGAAATGTTGATGGTGCAATAAATGGCACCATTGATAAGCTTCTAACGGGAGATTCGCCTCTATACCTGGTCGAATCTGGCGTATCTGTATTTTTAGATCAAAATAGGGCTAAATCTACGAAACCAAAAAACAGATCTTTTGTTGCACAATCGCCAAATTCAACCGTTCTTATAAAGAAAAAGGCCTTCTCTACGTTCAGTGCAAATAACGATTTAAAATGGATGGATCGTACTGAAAAAATGCTTTTGAGAGCCACAAAAGCCCTCTTTGCTTATAAGGTAAATCAAATAAGGGCCTACGAGTCTCTGACGAAGTTGAATAGCTTTATGAATGAATATGGGGAAGTAAACCTAAACATATTTATAGATACCTTGAATTCTGCGAAATATCTGGATATAGCAAGCGCAGGAAGAAAGCAACAGATTTCAGGATTTGTCGACTTAATTTCTGCAACATTTTCAGACCTTAATTATGATGCATTGAAGGAAGATGTCATAAAAGTTTTAAGGAGAAATACTTTTTCTTCTCAAAATTATCTAACATCTTGGATTGTAGATCCTGATAATGTGGATAATTATCAGACTGGACCAGGAACCGGTGTCATTGAGCTGTGTAATTTTACAAATTTTTCATGCAACTCCGTAGTTACTCCAACCGGCGGTGGTGGAGATTTTTCCATACAGGATCCCTATAGAATTCTTAACATAATAGAGGAGGATATAGAAACTGCCATAAGAGAAGCACTTCTCGGAACACTGGGTCTTCTTAATGATTTAGCCTATGGTGCTATGACCACACCACCTTTAGATACAACGCTTATAGTTTCTTCTGCCTTTGAGTTGGCGGGACTTGGAAGTCTAGATCCAACAATAGACGTTGATTATATAAGGGAGAGGCTAAGAATATTCTATCTGGGTAAAACAATAATTAACGTCGGCGACGCCGTTCATTTTTACGTAAAGGGAAATAAGTACGTTGAAAATTCATCTAAAAATGATTCATCCTTCGCAATTTCGCCAGATGAGTCTTATTTCAAAATAGATGATTCAATTCTTGAGGCGGAAAAAAGATTATTTACAAATAACTTTATAGATTTAGATACATATAAGAGGATAAGAAAGTTATCAGACTCTTTTGATATGATTCACGTTTTTGGTGGATTTGTCAAAGGTATTAGTGAAACATTCTCTCCAGCAAGTGGTAACTCCATAAAGGTTTCTTGCTCCAGCAATATGGAGTGGCTAACATGGTCTAGGTACATGGAGGATCCAACACTTAATGATCCGAGAGGTGTCTTAGAAGATCCTCTTACGCCATATGACCTAAAGAAGGATGAGACTGGAGAGATAATTCTAACTGGAGCGCCGGAACTTCTGCAGGAGAATAAAGAGCTTCTAAGAAGCGGTTTGTTAAGCTTTGATTCTGGTATATTAGCCGGAAGTAATGCAACAGAATCCAATATATATCAGGGTCAATATAATGATGCTGGTTCTCTCTTTGGAAGTAGAATAATTCAGCATCCGCAAGGCTTAATATATAGGTGGAAGACCGGCGTAATTACGGCAACTGCTGATATTAAAAGTGGTAGCGATTCTGCAAGCCTAGCAAACCAAAGAAATTTGCAACAGATATATGGTATGTTGGTTTCAGATTCAGCGGTATCAAATCTTGATGTTGCAAACGCTATTAGCACTCTTGTTACTGGTCAGCCATACAATGTAGAGACGTTTACAAAGCTTGCATTTGAAGCAATGAATTTAGTTAAGAAAGATGGTTCTTTTAATCCAACCTCTGCATTATCATCAATATTAAATTCGATAAGAAATCAAAATAGATATTATGGAAATTTTAAACCATATAGACTTATTACATTATCTCAGAAAACATTAAATCAATTTACTGGAGATTTCTTTTCTACGGAGAGTTCAAAAAATCAAATTTCAGTGTTAAGGCAAAAAAAGAATAAAATCAAATCAAAAATAGAAAAGCTGCGTGGTGGTTCCTCTTCGCTTTCACAACAGAAAGGTATGATTATTGCCACTCTTCAGGCTGAGTTAAATCTTATAAATGCACAAATTGATGCAGAAGTTAATATAGCAAGAAAATCTACTGGACAAGACGTATCTCAAGTATTTAACCAGGGATTTTTTAATGATTATAGCGTTAGTGGCCCCGGCAATACATCAGATTATGATGTCAATAGGGCTATGTCCATTGTTTCATCACAAAGAAGAATAGAAGACGTTAAGCTAAATAGAGATAGTAATTACTTAATTATATCAGATCTTTATGATGCCAATACAGAGATAAAGCTTGCGGCACTAAATTTAAAGAGACAGAACTTTAGCCTATTCAAGGCCAGTTACATGCCAGTTTTGGATAGAATTGCAAATTTAGTTGAAGTTACTGGTTTTGAATTTTTCTGTAATTCTCAAGGACACTTGGAGCTTAGACCACCGTTATGGAACAGAACTCCGCTAAGCGTTCTTAATGCAATGTACAAATATCAAAGCACGACCAACAACAAAATTGTTCCGGATTTTCTATTTAAATTGTTCGAAACAAGGGTTGGTTCGCTGAAGGCAGAAATTAGCGCATATAATATAAAAATAGTTATACTTGCCTTACTCATAGGAAGATATCCGGACGCATCACTCATTCCGCTCCCAACAATAAATGAGGCATTAAATATTTCCAGTTCTTATGGCGAGGCGTCCTTAAACTTCTTTGGTGTAAGGCTAGGACAAGATCAGAAGAAGTCATTTGGAAGCGATATAACATATAGCTCCAACGGAACATCTAACTTAATAAACGAAACAAAAACATTCGATCTTTTTGTAGATATTGATATTCTTGATTCAAGAAAGGATTCTACATCCGGAAATATTACAGACCTCATTGGTGATTTTAGTACATTTTTCCTAGAATCAAAACCTGCAGGAGGGCTTGGTGGCGAGCCAGGAAGCACAAACTATGATCTTGCCGTAGAGCTAATTCGTGATATTTCTACGAATGATATTGCATCTACAAATCTAAGTCAAAATTCTTCGTATCTAAAAGTAGATGCGGAGAAGATAGAGAGTTTAAGACAGCAATTTTTAAAGACGACAGGCATAGATCCTCTTATGGGTTTTTCTCTTGATAATGGAAAGACCATAACATCTAAAGATTTGGTATACAAGCTACCAACAGGAAATGACGAGCAGGTTGTCGATATTGACGTTATAACTCAGAAGGTAGATCGGATATTTGCGGAGCTGGAAAAGGCAATCTCCGGAAGAAATGTTCTCGTAACCATTTTAAAAACAAACCTTGAAAAGCAAAGTGAGCTTGAGCAAATAAATGATAACCTAGTTAGCGGCTTCTCTGAAGTGTCTGACCAGGATGTCTTTGATCAAGTTTTTGAGGAGAATGTTGGTAGCGCCCTGCCAAACATGCGAAAAGCAGTTTCTTCACTAAATGATTTAATGTCAGGAGATGCATTTAGTAGTACACTATTTGACCACTTAATAGAAGATGATACTAAAAATCTTCTTGGTCCAGGCTCCGGAAGAAGATATATCATTCAGGATGAAGAGATAGAAGATATGAGTATGGAGGAGCGTCCTCCAGACTATACTAGAATAGATGTCTTTGGACAAGCTTCGCTTATAGATGAGTCTCTAAAAAGCATATATGGTGGCGAAAATCTTATGTTCTGGGCGGGAGCCACAGACTTTGATCTTTGGAGGCAATATGGATATAGGCCAAAGACCGTAAACGTGCCATTTTCAAATAGCGCAGAATATGTCTCCAAGCCACTGGCGCTCCTACACATGATGATGCAGCGAGTTAAGATTTTTTCTGGATCCGTAACTTTAGCCGGGAATGAATATTATCAACCTGGAGATACCGTCTATATTCCATCGAAAGGCTTACTTTTTTATGTTACGAGGGTAGCTCATTCATTCTCAATAGGCTCTAAATTTACAACTAGTTTGGCGCTTGAATATGGTCATCCTCCAGGCATATATTTACCAACACCAATAGATATAATTGGTGAGCAGTATAATAAACAATTTTTGAAAAATGGCGATTTTATCAATGTAAGAACTACACTTGGAGATGATAAATACAGGGTATTAGAGCCAGATAGTTGCATAATATTCCCATTTGGAACACAAATATCAGAAAATAATGTTGACGCCTTATTGTCTTACAAGGGTAATCAGACAGCATTTTACAATATGATTACAGATCTTTCCACTGGAATTATAACCGGAAATAGAAAACTTCTCATAAGAGGTTTCGTCAAAGATGGGAAGGACTCATCTTTGATAAATGAAGTCCAGAAGAGAATCGATATCGTTAAATCATTATTTTTAAATCCTGTAATGTTGACTCAAACAAACTCTACGGCACTTGGCGACGATCTATATGATTCAGTTAGTTCTATAGTCAGGACAGTATCTCCAATTGGAAACTCAAAAGATTTGGCACCGATAGTTTTACCGAATGGAATTACCGCACCAAAAATACAAGATTATCAAATAATAGAACAAATATCGTATTTAAGTAAAGACTCCTCCTCAGTTGATAATCCTCAATTAAGTAGAGTAAACTGCATTTCGAGTAAGGATATCGGGAGATTTAGGGCCACTGGAAAAACTGTTGATGTTTCTAAAATTATAGATCAATTTCCAAAAGGCGGACCAAAGCAAGCCTCTATTTTTAAAGCAAGGGAAGAGTCGGAAAATTATGTCGGTCTTTCTATAAATGCTCTTGAGAGAACTATAGAGATAGGCTTATTAGATCTTGATAAAGCTTCATCAGATCTTCTAACATCACTAGGTAATTCGGTAACATTGTCTACAGGAATATAATCAGATGCCAGGCATAAAACAGCTTATCAGAGAAGCTAAAATCATAGATGTTGACCCCGAAAATATGACTTGCGAGGTAGAGTACGGTGATTTTCGTGCTTCAGAAAGATCCAATCAAGTTCCGCTTCCGAATATAACTGGGGCCGGAAATAATGGCATCATCAATATACTGAAGCCAGGTACTAGAGTATTAATTGCGTTTTTGGGAGAACATTCAAGAGAAACAGTTTCTATCATTGGCGTACTTCCATCTTTATCTCAAAAAAATTCCATAGATCCAAATTTAGGCATAAGTTCAGATCTTCCCGTAGGATCTAGAAAATACAAGAAGGGAAAAGAAGGAGAGATGATTGTCAGCTCTCATTCCGGACCAAGCCTTCACCTAAAAGAAGATAGGGAGATGGCCCTCGCTGATATTTTTGGGATGGGCTTATTTTTTAACTTTAATAATGGTTCGCACTCTGCAGAGTTTATTTCAAATAACAACATTTTTATTAATTCGGGTGGAAGAGGCTTTTGGGGTGAAGTTAGAAGAACTCCAAAGTTCATGATTATACCAGATGATTTAGACTCTTTAAATTACAATAAAAAGCTGCTATCCCTGACTTCAAAAATGGGATTTTTTAGCTCCTATCCTGCGATAAATAACTCAAATGGAAGACTTTTTAGAAATCCATCCCTATCAGAATATAGGATGGTTATAAATGAATTTTCTTCGGATTCGCAGTTTTCTGGCTTTGAGGATGAATTACTTAGATATAAAAATCAAATCGAACAGCTTTTAAAAAATGAAGGATTTTCAAAGAATCTAGATCCAACAAATCTAATAGGCTTATCCGAGAAGGAGTTGATAGAAATAGTTGCGGGAAACTTAATTGATATAAATGGAATTCAGCTGGATTTAAATTATAGATACTTGGTTCTTGCAGATGAAAATAGGTCTTTGCCAAAAAATGACGAATCTTTCATCGATATAGTTAGAAAATCAAGAAGAGGAGTTGGATACCATTTCCAGCTAAATTCAAAATCATTTAAGTCGGAAGATAGTGGAAATAAAAATAATTTTGTTTTAGATTTGGATAAAGAAGGTGTGATGAAATTGCACGTTCCAAAGTCATCTAAAACTGGAAATGTGCCGTTCCCCACCCTAGTAAACTATTCATCCGGATCCGACTCTACTGTCATCTCCTCTAGGCCTGCAGCGCCATCGATAAAAAAATATATACCGGTAACACTAAGGGATGAGTCAAATAATCCGGTTCCAAATAATTTAGAAACCGACGCTAGAAATACAGGTATAAGATTTGCAAATAATGATGTAAATCCATATTTTTATTCCGATCAAGATTCAGAATATGTGAGAATTAATAAGACAAAGCATCATAATATTTATGAGGTCGCAGAAAGACTTATTGCAAACAAAATAAGAGCCATAAATATACCAACTACATTCGTTCCAGTAGACTCGGAAGGTAATAAGAAAATCTTAAGTCCAGAATTCTTAGGTATCGGTGGAAGACCATTCGAAGTTGTAGCGAAAGAAGATGTTGATGAGAAATTTGACTTTGCTTATTCTACAGTCGTTGTCAGTCCAGACCCACCAGGCGTAAAAACAGGCGGCGATACATACGTTGCGGGAAAAATAATTGGAGCCTCAGATTCAGCCGATAAACCACAAAGTAATTATTATAAAACAAAGATAACAGATAATAAGGCATCTCTTCAGGACACCTCTACATCAGGACAGAACTCTGCCGGCGGTGTATCAGCCAACATAGACTTTGAAGGAAGTCTTGAAGCATCGATTGGTTCTGATGATGCCGATGGAAAGAGCCTCGTCTTGGATACTGCAGGCTCATTGGTTATGTGGCTTGGAAAAGATCAAAATAATAGAAGTTTAGTTTTCCAGTCTGATGGCGAAGTAATGTTTAACGTAGGTGGAACATATAATGGGGAGAATACTACATCTCCAACATTAAACAAGGGAAACTTTACACTAAGAGTTAACGTTACGGATAAGGGATTTTACTCTTCAGAAATAAAAGAAGTGGATAGGCTGGAGGCTTCTGCAAGCACAGACTATATTATATCAATAGGGGAGCACGGCATAGTTATATCTGGAGGTACAAAACAGCCAATGCTTTTGAGAAATAGGGGTTCCATTATGATGGAGTCTACTGAAGGTGAGATTATATTAAAGTCTGGTGCTGACATCAGGGCCGTTCCATTTGGAAGAGAAGATATGTCTGTTTTGAAAACTTTAGAGAGCAGACAGAGGTAATATT